CCGATATTGTCGTCAGAATTAGTTATTGCAACAAATGTAATTAATGCAAACGTTGGAATGATATTAACTGACATGATTCAAAGAAGTCATATTATAAGTGCAAAAATAGACTCTTTGTTTTATTTTATTAACAATAAAAGAAAATACTGTAACTATCTTTTTCAATTATCTTTTAAAGGAACACCAAAACAAAAAACAGTTGTTAATGTTAAAAAGGATGATTACCTTATATTCTTCAAAAATTCTGAATATAAGTTAAAGTATGAGAGTGATTTAATATCGAACCATGCCAGCCTATCAGGACTAGAAGAGGATCATCATCCTCAGTATTTATTGAAATCTGGTGGAGCTATAACTGGTAATATTTTGATTGAAAATAATTCAACAATAGATGGAGTAAATATATCTTCACATTCACACAATGGTATTGATGGTTCTGTCAAAATAAAATCAACAGATATAGATTACGATACTCCAAAACAAGATTCCGAAACTTACGTTGCAAAACCACTTTCAATAGGTGTAGATTCTTTTATCTCTGATATTATAGATGGAGGGATTCCAGTTATAGATTTAATAATATCTATAGAATCTCCAGATACAGATTTAGTTCCAGAATATGAAATAATAATAGCTGAGGTAGAATAATGTCCTGGTTTAGATACATAAAACTTGGAGAAGAACTTCCTTCACAAAATTATAAATATGGTAATTTAAAAAGAAGAATTTTTTTTCCGACAGTAAAACAAAATATAGAAAAAGATACTTGGCTATTTGTTGACCTTAATGAGCATAAGATAGATTCATTTATTAATTCACAATTAAATGAAGTTACAGACGATAGATCTTACATTGTTTCATATGAGAATGAATCAGAAAATTCAACAGAATTTATTTGTGTTCCATCTAAAATAGTTGATAATTTTTTATATTTTCAAACTGCAGAAACACATTTAAAAAACGAAGAAATACAAAAAGAATATAATTTATATTATAAGACTAAAAAAATTAAAAACTTGATAAAAGTTACAAATGGGGAAAATGAAGAATATCAAGAAACTTTAGAACAAATTTCAAGCTACTCATCTTCTGTTGAGGTGGATAGAAATTTGCTGTTGACAGTAAACATTGAAGATATCGCCTATTATGGATTTTCTTTTTTGAATCAAAATGTAGATTGGAAAAATGGAGAGTCTACAATAACTGGTGCAAAAGTCTCAGGTATTTTTACGGGTCCAAATTTTAATCTTAATTGTGAAGTTGGTCCAGATCGTGGAAAAATTAAATTAACTATTTTATCAGTAAAAAATGAAGCAACACCAGAGAATATATTTATTGAAAATAATTTAATAATAGATTTATTCTCTACTACAAAAGATAATAAAATAGTCTATTCCAAAGAAGACCTACCAAAAGGTGATTATCTTTTTGAAATAGTTTGTGATGAAGAAAAAAATGCATTGTCGTCATCTAATAAAGTAAAAATTAACAGCTTTTCTTATTCTTTAGATCAATTTTTAACTTTTGGTGAAGAACAAATAAGTCCATATTTGTTAACTAAAAATATAACTGGAGTATCGTAATGACTATTATAAAAAAGAAAATAGAAAATTTAAAACCAGGAAAAGACTATCTAATAACAGTTAGGTCAAAAAATCCAGACTTAAATATATATTCTAATACAGTAGATTCAATAGTTGTCACTATTCCACAGGATGATTCCATACCAGATGCTCCAACAAATTTAGAACTATATGCATCTTTTGAAACTGTAATGTTTGTTTTTGATAACAGTCAAGAAAAAGATGTATTTAATTATAAATATGAACTATACAATGAATCACAAATTTCTGGAACAGTTGGAAACTATACAATTTCAGGAGAACCTTATAGAGAAGGTTATTCTGGTTCAAATGTTTTTACTGTAGCTGTAGAAAACTCTACCAAAAACAACTCTCGGAGTAGAAACTCCAAAAAGATATTATGGAAGAATTAAGTCTGTAGATACTTCAAGAAATGAGGGTAGCTGGTCTTCGTTAGTATTAACCGATGATAAAACACCTTTGATACAGAGTCAATATATAGATTCATTAACAGCTTCCAAAATTACTGCAGGCACAATTGGTGCCCATGAAATTATTCTGACCCAATCTGGAGCACAAACACAATATTCTGCTCCAGCAGGTGTAGCTGTATTAAGATCTTCTGACTATCAAGAGGATCCATATTCCGGTTGGATAATTAAAGGAACTGGAGAGGCAGAGTTTGGTAAGTTAAGTATTAATGGTCCTTCTGAGAATAAGATTATCTTAACTACAGGTGAATCTAATGATGACAATATTATAAGTCTAGTAAAAGGTTCTCAGCCACCACAATATTCAACAAAATATACAACATTCTATATTGATGGAAATAGTAGATTTAGTATAGCTGACGGAATAAGTTGGAGTCCAGAAGATGGTCTTACCGTAACTGGAAAGCTTGAATCAAGCAGTGGAAGAATTGGCGGAATTAAAGGTTGGCAGATTGATAAGAGAGGTTATCTATTTTCTGGAACAAATGCGAATAGATTTACTTTGGCATCTGGTTCTACTTTTATCACTGGAGAACAAACGGAAATAAATATTTTATCAGTTTTAGTTGATGATGAATATGATCTTTTTGATGATCATTATTCTTCAATATACCTAAAGATAGATAGAACACAACTTCCATCAGAATATCAAGTATCTCCCACAGAAGTGGGAGATGGAACCGGAATAGAAGCATTGTCTGGAATTTCTGTTAACTTCTCTGGATTCGTTGGTGATCTTTCTATATTTAATAATAAAGATTTTTCTATAATGTATGTTTCAGAAAGTGATTATCAATTAGTTAATGGATCTGCAGAACAAGGGGAATTACTTGAAGCAAATGAATTAATCATTGTTATATATGGTGAAGATCAAAATATTAAAGAAATACATGATGATGATTTAGAAGGCTTATACACGTACACTTCTTCTAATCCAAGAGTTTTATTAAAAGATTTGTATACTGATGATAATCCACCCGATCCAGAAAGTGGCCCTTTTTATAGAATGTGGGCTGGAGCAGTTGATCCTAGAGAAGCATCATTTTCTTTAGACTCTGAAGGAAACTTAAAAGTAAAGTCAATAGTAGTAACTTCAACTGGATCTACTGGTGGATTTATAACTGTTGGTGGAGGTTATAATAATGCACCAACTCCAAAATCAATTTGGTTATCAAATGGAGTTGCTCCTCCAGCAGAGACAGGAAACCCAGGCGACATATGGATAATGTACTAGTATGCCAAAAGGAATTTATCTTAGAACCCCATCAAATACTTGGTCAGAAGTAGAAAAAAATAAAACTGAATTTTTTGTCAAAACAGATGAAGAATGGGTAAACGCAGAAAAAGTTTGGGCTAAAACATCTTCAGGTTGGATTGAAGCTTGGGATAGATATCCAAGTGTTCCAATAAATATACAAGTTCAAGATAAAGGCGCAGACGAATCAGAAACAACTTGTTATGTCACGATAAGTTGGTCTCTTCAAACAAAAGACGAAGTTCCTGCAGATTTTTTAAAATGGCAATTTAGCATTGATGGAACAAATTGGTTTGGCGACACATCTGATGGGGATCTAAGAGAATATACTTTTAGTGGTTTATCAGAATTAACAAACTATAACCTTTACGTAAGAATATATGATGAACAAAATCAATATAGTCAAGGTTATGTAAATACAACAACTACAAATCTTAACCCTTCATCTCCTGATAATCTTGAAGCTGTACTGGTTACACAAAGTTCTATTAAAGTTTCTTGGACTATAGCTTCAGTTCCAATAGACTTCTACAGATGGGGTTTTTCTAGAAATGATGGTGTTACTTGGGATTATGTTTACAACTCATCTGTACGAGAATATACTTTTACTGGATTATCGGTAGCTACAGCTTACAACATATTGGTCAGAATTGAAGACACTGCTTTAAACTCAGCAGACGCTTCACTTGATGATATATATACATCTCCTCCTACACCACCTGCTCCAACATTGATAAAAGGTTTTGATGGTTGGAATTCGATAGATAATTATATACTACAATCCCAAATAGATGCAGAAGAAGCATCTTTGGATGATATAACAAGAAGTGTAACCGCATCATGTAATTACAATGGTGGAGCCAACAATAGTTACTGTTATTATGAAATTTGGTTAAACTCTGGATCTTCAGAATCAGAGTCAGACAGTGATTCATTTGATGTAGTTGATAGTTTACAAACGTTGTCTTTTGAATTTAGTGGACTACTTAAAAATACATCATATAAAGCTAGATTAGTTTCTGTCGGTCTTAGTGATATACCAGGAGACATAACATATGGACCCTTTTCTTCACCCATAACTACAGATAATACTTCCCAAGAGGATGTTTTTGGATACAGATGGCAGTCGACCGAAGCTTGGGTTAACTTTGGCTATGATGGAGGCTTTGAAAGAAGTAGTGTTTATTCAAATATATATTTAGCTAGTTATTCCGGAGATAATAATAATACGACTAGATGGGTATCTGCTCCTTATAACTCTAGTTTAAGTTTCAACTCCACTGGCAAACCATGGGTTCAAGCTAGACACGTTGGAGGAACAATAGGGGTTGCAGCATCATCTAGATATACAGAAATTACACAGATAAGAGTTAGAAGCAGATATAATCAAAGCTATGCCTTACATGTTGGATTGGCAGACTCCAATGGAGTTACTCAGTGGCAAGGGTCATCTTCTACAGGGGGAGTTAAATACATAGGAACTTCAACCGTTAACAATACAGGTGATTGGGATATATATAATTTTAGTCCAAACTATACTCAAGCAGAGGGTAGAAAATATTATTTAAGATTAACTTTATGGAGCTTAGAGCAAGCAATTAGTGGCGATGATAGATATGAAGCTAGCGTAACTGACGTACAAGTATATGAAAGATATTGGAATTATAATTACGTAAAAGTTGATGTAAAATACTGGTAGTTATGGTATCATTATTGGAAGTCTTTAATGAGAGGAACCAATGCAACAGGCAGAGCCAAATTTAGACGCAAATTTAGTGATTCAATCTTTCCAAGAAAGAATCAACCAAATGCTAGCAGACTTAGTTATTAAAGATGCGGTAATTAAGCACTTAAATAACCAGATACAAGAATTGAATTCATATCTACACACACTGCAAGCAAAAGATAAAAAACAGAAAGAAAAAAAGGAAACAACAGATGACTTCGAATGATGTTGAACAGCAAAAAGAATTTTCGGTAGAAATTAAAATAAGCGACAAGAATCTATCTTATAGAAGTGATTTTTCTGAAGCTGAAACAATTTTTTGGCTAGAAGCGGTTAAAGATCTTATCTTAAAAAACGCATTCTCCCGAACTGCTGAAGAAGAAAACTAATAAGTTTAAAAGATTAGTTTTTAAAATACTATTTTAGTATAGATTTACACCAGGAGTCTCAGATGCCCTTAGCAGAATATATACCTTTTCGCAATATAGAAAAGTTTCCAAAAAATAATATTATAGCGAAAACTATAAGTGGCGATGACGTAAAGATGGTCTCTAAGACTATGAAGGTCGCTGCACTTGCATTGGGGTATCAGGGCACAAATTACTTTTATACTGGTAGAAGCAACTTTGAGCCAGCTCCATATGACTTTGAAAGAATAATACAAGCTTCAGATACAGACTCGTATGTAAAACAAGCGATAGGAAAGTATAAGGAGCTGTTCTGGAAAGAAGGCTGGCAGATTGTTGGCGAAAACCCAGATGCGGTAGCTTACTTGTATCAAAGAATAGATTTTATGGAAATGGCTATGAAAAGGCCATTTGTCGATTTCTTGCTAGAAGTATCTGATCAGTTATTCAAATTCTGTAATGCTTTTATAGTTAAAGCTAGAGGCGATATAGGTGAATATTTTCCAGAAAAACTAACACCAGTTTCAGCGACTATGCCAGTAGTTGGTTATTACTTAATTCCAACTGAACAGGTTAGAATTCTTAGAGACAAATATAATAGACCAAAATCTTACCAGCAAGCTACAGACCCATTAACCTATTCGCCAACTGATAGAGATCCAGTTTGGAGTGCTGATAGGGTAGTTCACATGTTCTTTGACAGAAAAACTGGTAGAGCATTTGGTACACCCTTTTTAAGTACAGTCTTAGACGATATAGTCGCACTTAGACAAATAGAAGAGGACATACAAAACTTAGTTCATAGAGAATTGTTCCCGTTATATAAATACAGAATAGGTACACCAGAACAACCAGCTGAGCCAGAAGAAATAGAAAACGCTGCAATAGAAATTGAAAATCTAAGAGCAGAAGGTGGTCTAATACTTCCATATAGACACGACATAGAGGTAATTGGTGCTCAAGATTCGGCATTAAATGCTTCTCCTTACCTAGAGCACTTTAAAGAAAGAGTTGCAGTTGGTCTTGGTTTAGCACCTCATCATCTTGGGATGAGTATGAATGGCGGCAATAGATCCATGACAGATAGACTTGATACAGCTCTTTACGACAAGATAAAGCAGTATCAAAAACTATTTGCGGAGATGGTAAGAGTCCATATATTAAATGAACTTCTTTTTGAAGGCGGATTTGATCCAGTGGCAAACCCTCTTATGGAGGGAACATCTGATCGTTGCTACTTTAAATTTAATGAAATAGATGTTGATACACAAGTTAAAAAAGAAACTCACATAGTTCAAAAGTATACAAACTCGGTGATAACATTAAGCGAAGCTAGAAGTGCATTGGGTCTTGATTCTGAAGTCGATGATTCTGACCTATTCCCTTCTATTCAAGGAAAAGTTCAGATAGATATATCTAAAGCGCAAGCTGAAACCAACGCAGTAACGCAAGCTGCCAAAGCAGATACTGTTGATCAAAAAGATAACTCAGACAAACAACAACCTGCATCAAAAGGTCAAAGAAATCTTCCTAACAATAGAAAAGGTCCAGGAAATGTAATAAGACCAGCTAATCAACAAGGAAGAAAAACTTCTCCTGATATAAGAAGATCAGATTTATCTTGGCTTGGTGTTGTTGAAAATTTACTAGAATCAGACTATAATGTTGTATACACAGATGAGAAAAAGGATTTAAATAATGGCGATAGAACTTAAAACAGACATAAGCCTTCCATATGTTGACAGCGAAGACGCTTTTGAAATATTTGCGACGGTAGTTGATAATGGTCAAACACGTTTAGCGCTTCAGGTGTTAGTAGACCTTCTGATACCAATCTTAAATAAGATTAACGAATTAGATGAAACAGTTAATGCAATAGTTGAAGCACTTTCTGAAGAAGAAGATGTTGAAGACGAGAAGCCTAGCTCTACATTAGAGACTGCTCCTGTTGTAGAAGAAAAAATTGTAGAAGATAAAAATCCTGTTGTAGAAGAAAAAAAAGAGCAGGAAATAAAAACAGAAAAATCTGCAAAACAAAAAGAAAAGCCAGTCTCACAAAAAGTAGAAATTGAAACAGAAAATCTTTAATTTATGAAATTAATTATTGGCTGCCCAATATACAAAAGAGATTGGATTTTGCCTCATTGGATTAGATGTATTCTAAATCAATCTGTTGACATTTCTGATATTGGATTTATATTTGAAGTTTCTCCTGGAGATTACAACACAATAAATTCTTTAAACATTTGGAAAAAAATGGATAGTAGAATAAAGTTGTTTGAGATCAATGAAAGATCAGATATACCACACTTTGAGCACGCTCCAGATTCAAGACAGTGGACAATATCGAAATATCACAATATGGTTTCTTTAAGGAATTCTATTTTAGATAGAGTTAGATATCACAATCCGGATTATTATTTTAGCTTAGACTCAGATATTTTAATATCAGATTCAAATACAATAGAGCTATTAATATCTCATATAAAGCAAGGTGCAGATGCAGTCAGCCCACTAATGTATATGACTCCTATGGGAATAAACTTTCCTAGCGTAATGTCTTGGAGAGATGAAATTGGTGGAAAAGCATATAGAAAAGAAAAGTATCCAATAGGATCTTACTTTAAATCAGACATTATCATGGCTGCAAAGATGATGTCAAAAAATGCCTACAGCCAAGTTAACTATGAAGTGCATAGTCAAGGCGAGGATCTTGGCTGGTCTAAGAATGCAGGATTGTTAGGAATGGAACTGTATTCCGCTTCTTACATCTATGCTAATCATATAATGGGACCTAGGATGTACGAACAATTTTTATCCACTGGGGATAATAGATTGCAACTAGAACTTGATAACTATATAAAAGTTTGATATATTTATATAAAATTGTTCAATGTTATAAAAACAAATTTACTATAGTCTAAGATTTAATATATAAAAGGAAGCAAAATGTCATTTGATTTCGTAGAAAACTTCACAGTCGAAATGCCAAATTTTGCCGAGTCAAATTTTGATTTTTCTGAAGCTTTTAATTCTAAACATGGTTTAATAATAGAAGTCGCTGCAATACACGAGCGGACTAACTTCTAACTATAATAATTATTCTGCTATTGAATTAGAAAAAGCACTTCAATCTTGGGTAGAGCCATACCCAAAGCCTATTATTCTTAATCATGATTTAAATTCAGAACCAATTGGTAGAGTAATAGCAGCTAGAATGGACAAAGAGTCTGATGGCGCACCTTTTGTTAGATTACAGGTAGCAATTACTGATCCAGTAGCAGCACAAAAAATCAGTGACAAAAGATACTTAACTGGATCGGTAGGGGGAAGAGCTGGTAAAGCTGTTTGTTCAATTTCTGGAGAAGACTTAGCGACAGAAACAGCAGACGGTAGACCCAAGATGCCGAAGTTTAAGAGGGGACAAATCTACAAAGGTAAATTAGCATACATAGATATGCAAGAGATATCTTTTAAGGAATACTCTTTTGTTAATCAGCCAGCAGATCAAAGGTCTGGTGTAAGATCATCAAAGTCAATAGACGGTTCATCTACGATAACTGACTCTGATCAGTGGATAGCAAAGAGCAATGCTTTTGTTCTTCACATGGATACTGAAGATATAGTATCAGTTCAGGAAAATGAGTCAATATTAAAGAATCTTAAGAAAAAAGAATCAAAACCAGTTTATTTACACTTAAAAGGTGCATTTCTTACTGCTTTAGCTTTCGAAGAAAGCGAAAAAGGTAATAATAATGATTCTTCATTACTATCAAATGAAGACTCTAAGACAGATAATTCTGAGGAGACCCATAAAATGGACGATGTCAAAGAAAACGAAGATATTCTCGCAGTAGCAGAAGAGCTTAGTGAGGATCTTTCAAGTATAGCTGCATCCACTAGCGAAGTAGTGGAAGAATCAGAAGAGGATTCAAAAGCAGAAGAAATTACAGAAGAGCAAGAGCCAGAAAATGGTGAAGATGCTCCAGAGAGCTCCAATGATGATTCAGAAAAAGCCGATGAACAAGCTGAAAAAGCTGTTGATTCGGAAGAAGCTGAAGAAACAAAAGAGTCATCTGATGCCGAAGAAGCAAAATCAGATGAAAAAACTCAAGAGGCTGCTGAGCAAGCCGATGAACTCAATGCGGAAAAAATTGATGACGTTGAGCAAGACACTGCCCAGTTAAATGACAAAGTCAAGTCTCTTGAAGAGGAAAACGCTCGCTTAAAAGCAGCACTTCATAAAACACTAGTTGAGAGAGTTGTAGACACAAAAATCGGTCTAGGACTTGAAGCATCAGAAGAAAGAGAAAATCTTATTGAAGATCACCTAAAGAGAACTGCTTCTTCTTTAGCTGATTCAATGAGAGATTTAGCTAAGCTTCCAGCTGCTTCATCAAGATCTACATCTATACCAACAATCGAATCAGAGCTTGTAGTAAGCAATGAGGAGAATGTTGTAAACGTAGATGCAGAAGAGTCTCAAAGAGTAGAATCTAAAGAAGATGCTTTTGAGAAGCTTTTCGTAGATGCCCTTATGGGCAGACGTAAACTCTAAATTATCAGAAATAAGGAGATATAAAAATGAGTTTAGCAAAATTCCGCAAGGTAGGTACGAAGACTGGTTCAGGTCGCTTTGTAGTTTCTGAGGGCATTGCCCCAGCAGCTTATTTGCTTCCACATCCTGGTCTTCCAACTTGGTATTTGGACAGTGAAGACGATCGCTTTGAGATCGTAATCACAAAGGGTACCATTCTTTCAGTAGTAGCAGATGCCAATGGTGATGCTAGAGTAGTTCCTGCAAATGGAACAGGCTCTTCAAAGGCTTGGGGAGACACCATGCCATCGTCATGGGATCCACTCGATGGTGCTACTCCAAACTATAGCTCTGGTGCAACAGATACAATTTCAGTTGCTGCTAGATCTCTTCCAATCGGCGTAGCTCAGTACGACCTTTATCGTCCTTTCGATAAGGGTACTTCACAAGGTGCCGGTTTTATTACTCACGGATATGTTGAGTACCCAATGGTTGCAGCTGTCAATGCTGATGTTACTGTTGGTAGCATGGTTGCTGCTGATTCAATGGGTCGCCCCGTTGCTTTGTCAGATGGTGACGCTGCAGACTATCCATGGCTCATGGTAGGTAAGGTTATCGAAGTAGAGAAGTTTGCAACAAACTTCGACGATGGTCTTCTCTCTTACATGCAGCTGCCATCAGATCCAGGTGCACTTAAGACCGTGTATGAGTTAACCCGCGCAGGAAGCTTCTCGGGCAAGCTAGGTATTCGTTCTAACCTGGACGTACACAATGTTATTGGCGCATTCCGCGTCAATTTGACAATATAAGAAAGATAACAGGAGGAATAATCCTAAGATGAGTAAGACAATCCAAGAACTCCTCTCAGGTCTCCCAGCTTGGGAAACCGCAATGGCTGAGGACGGGTACATCGACGGAGACAACAGAGTAACAATTAAGGAAGCTTTTGCATCACCTGATGCAGCAGCACTTTTTCCTAAAGTTATCTCTCGTACTCTGAAAGAAGCAGCGGAGCCACAATTATTAGTGACTCCACTTCTCTCAACAGTTCGCCTTGGCAAGGGGCGCTCCTTGGAGTTTCCAGCAGTCAATGCAATTCAAGCGGCAGAAATACCTGAGGGTCAAGAATATCCAGAGCAAGCGCTCGCCTTTGCAAAGCAAGTAGAAGGCAAAGTTTCAAAGAAGGGTGTAAAGTTAGCTTTCACCGAAGAGGTTATAGCCGATTCACTTTGGGACATTGTTGGTTTACATGTTCGTGCAGCAGGCCGTGCAATGGCTCGTCTCAAAGAACAAATTGCATTAAGTCGTTTCAAAGACGCTGCAACTATCGTTTTTGATAACGATAGCGGTAGCTACGATGACACAACAGGTAAGGACGTAGATGGCGCAGCTAATCTAACAGTTACCTGGGATGACATTGTTGACATGGCAGCAGTACTGATGGCTGAAAATCATATTCCAACTGATTTCATCCTTCACCCACTTATGTGGTCCATCTTCCTCAAGGACAGCATCTTCCATGCAGGTGGCGCAGCTTCGGCTGTTGGCACAAGCTGGGGCTACCGTCCTCAATCAGCAGATGGAGCACTTAATGCAACCGCACCTATGGGTCTCAATGTTTTGGTTTCACCATTCGTAAGCTTTACAGCTAAGAATGGTTCAACTCCAGCAAAATCAGACCTATTCCTCATCGACCGCAATGAAGTGGGAACACTTCTTGTTAAGGATGACATGAGCACAGATCAATTCGATGATGCAAGCCGTGACATTCGCTCGATGAAGATGAAAGAGCGTTACGATATCGTGATGCTTGGTGATGGTGAAGGTATCACAGTTGCTAAGAATGTTAGACTAGCCCGTAACTACGAGGTCAGTGTTACTAACAACATCGGTAACTAATAAACCTTAGGGTCCGTTATAGTTACGAAACCCTAGTGACTGGGGGGTAGAGGTAAAAACTCTGCCCCCCTTTCGCATATTTAAGTAACGTTTGTTACTATACTTACATTAATAATGTTTTAGGAGTGTTTAGGTGGCTTCATATTTAATAGATCAAGCTAAAGTTAGTTATTATAGTGTATCAATTAAATTTGGTAGAACTATAAAAATTTCATCTCTTAAAAATGAAAATTTTAAATTATATAAAAATTCTTCAACACCAGAATTGGTTAGTAGTCCTTTCCAGGTTATAAATACGATTAAAGATTATAACCAAATATCTAGGATTATAACTCTTTATTGGAGAATATCATTAGATGACCAACAAGAATATTATATAGATTTAGTTAATCTTCTGGACGCAGCTGGAGCAGTTGTTCCTAGCGAAAAAGTTGCGTTTACATACATTTCAGCTGCAACACCAACTACAAGTGTTTTTTCTGAACCAGAGCTTCAACCTGTTTTAATAGAAGATAAATCAATTAAAACAAATATAGATGTTTCATATCAGGTTTTAGCCAAAAATCCAAAGTTTTATATATCCGATATAGATCCAAATAATGGAGATTTTTATCTTACAAATGATTATGGCGACGGAAGAGTCACTATAACCTTTAATGAGAGACCTGCCTCAAACTTTTTAAATTCAAAATATTTTCAAGCTCAAAGAAAAAAAATACAGAAAGCTCCTGCAAGATGGGAAACATTGGAAACTGAAATATCTATGCATTCTTGGAAGCCAGAAGTATATTTAGATTTTCCATCATTGGACGCAACCCCATCTTTTAATACAAGTGGAAAAGATTATTTTGAAAAAGGCTATAAATACAGAATAATTGCATCAAAAGATATAGGAATATAATATGGCTAATTTTGTCTACAAAAAAGCAAAAGAAGCAATGCTGAGTGGAGATGTAGATTTAGTAAGTAATAATTTAAAATTACTTTTAGCAAGTAGCTCATATTCCCCAAATCAAAATACAGATAATTTTGTTTCTAATATTAATTCAAGTCACATAAAAGCGAGATCTGCTATATTTTCCGGAGTAACAATAAGTGCCGGAATTCTAGACGCAAATGATGTGGTTGTTTCAAATTATCCAGGCGATGCTTTTAATGCTGTGGTTATTTATCAAGATTCTGGATCTGATCAAACTTCAATATTAATAGCTTATATAGATACTTCTGAGGGATTACCATTTTCTGGCGTAAATACTAATACAAACATTACTATAGCCTGGAGTAATACTCTTAATAAAATTCTATCTTTGTAAGGAACAAGATGGCAACTAACTACCCAGCTTCTTTAGATATTTTAATTAATCCTACAGCAACTGACACATTAAATTCCACTACAGTTCCTCATCACCTTCAGCACACTAATGCAAACGATGCCATAGAGGCTTTACAAACTACATTGGGCGTAAATCCAGCTGGAAGTCATTTAACAGTTAAAGATAGAATAATAGCAGCAGAATCTTCAATATCTACTCAGTCAGTATTAAATGGACTTACAGATGTTACTATAAACCAAGCTGCAACAGGCAATATATTGCGTTACAACGGCTCTCAGTGGATTAACTACGCTGAAGGCAACCTTACCGATGGAGGAAATTTTTAAAAATGGCTAATACAATTAGAATTAAAAGAAGAGCTTCTGGAGCATCTGGCGCACCAGAATCACTTGCTAATGCAGAACTTGCATACAATGAAGTTGATGATGTTCTTTATTATGGTAAAGGCTCAGGTGGTGTAGGCGGTACGGCTACAACGGTTCAAGCTATTGCAGGCTCTGGTGCATATGTTGGTTTATCTGGAACACAAACAATTACAGGAAATAAAACATTTTCTGGTACAGTTGCACTTGGTGGATCTGCAACAGCTACCACTCAATCATCGGGAGATAACAGCACTAAAGTTGCAACAACGGCATTTGTAACCGCAGCAATTAATGCAAACAGTCAATTTACTGGATTGTCCTTTGCTGGAGACACTGGGACAACACAAAATATAGCTAATGGTGATACTCTTACTATTTCTGGTGGAACTGGACTTACAGCCACTGCTTCATCAACTGACACGGTTACTCTTGACCTTGACAATACAACTGTTACAGCTGGCTCTTATGGCGCTGCAGGAACTGTCGGAACATTTACAGTTGACGCACAAGGTCGTTTGACAGCTGCTGGAACAGCTACAATATCGATTAGCTCTAGTGCAATTACTGACTTTACTGAAGCTGCACAGGACGCAGTAGGTAACTCAGTTGGAACTGGACTCACCTACACTGACTCAACAGGTGCAATTTCAGTAACAGCAAATACCTATGACGCATACGGCGCTGCTGCTTCTGCTAAGACCGCAGCAGAATCAACTGCTTCAGGCTATGTATCAACTCACTCATCAGCAACAACCTCAGTTCATGGAGTTACTGGAAACGTAGTTGGCACATCAGATACTCAAGAATTGACCAATAAGACTATTACTTCCCCAAGCGTTTCAGGACTTTATCTTTCTGACTCAAGCATTGTGTTTGAAGGTTCTTCTGCAGATTCTTATGAAACTACCCTTACTGTTGCAAACCCAACATCAGACCATACACTTACTCTTCCAAATGCAACTGGAACAGTAGCATTAACAAGTGATATTACAACCGCTATAAATGGAGTGGCAACAACATTTACAGTTGCTGGTGATTCTGGCTCTAGTCAAACAATAACAAGTGGTTCTGATACTCTTACCATTTCTGGTGGCACAGGATTAAGTTCAGTCGCAGGCTCAACCGACACTGTAACTATTAATCTTGATAATACAGCAGTAACAGCTGGAACATACGGTAGCTCAACTGCTTCTGGAACTTTTACAGTTGACGCACAGGGTCGCTTAACATCAGCAAGCTCTACAAACATTAGAACTGCCTCAACAACAGAAACAGGTTTAGCTTCATTTAGCTCTGCTGATTTTGCAGTTAGCACTGGTGAAGTAACTATTAAGTCTGGTGGAGTCGATAATGCTCAGCTCGCTAACTCAACAATTACCCTTGGTTCATCAACGTTAACTCTTGGTTCTACTACAACTTCAGTTGCAGGAATTACTGAGCTTACTGTTGATAACCTTAATTTTAATGGAAACTCAATAACATCAACAGATTCCAATGGAAACATAACATTAAGTCCAAATGGAACTGGAGTAGTTGATGTAGCTTCTTCTAGAATTGCAGGACTTTTAGATCCAACTGGACCACAAGACGCTGCAACAAAATCTTACGTTGATTCAGTTGCAGAAGGTTTACATATTCACGCATCAGTTCATGCTATAGCTACAACACCTTTGGCAACAATTACTGGAGACACCGTAACTTATAACAATGGGACAAATGGCGTTGGTGCAACTCTTACACTTTCTACAGCATTAGATCTAGCTGGTGGAGACATTGATGGCGATACTGACTTAGCTGTTGAAGATAGAATTATTATTGCTGGACAGTCAAATGCGGCCCACAATGGTATTTACGTTATAACTTCTACTACGGTTTTAACACGTGCATCCGACTTTAACACATCAGCTGAGATGGCTGGTGGCGATTTTGTATTCGTAACTCACGGAACTAATTATGCCAACACTGGCTGGGTAATGACAGAGGCTGTGACTACCATAGGAACTGATCCAGTACCGTTTATTCAGTTCTCTGGTGCTGGAACTTATTTAGCTGGCAATGGATTAGACCTAACTGGAAGCACTTTTTCCGTTAACGTTGCAGCTACTGGTGGAATTGAAATATCATCTGATGCACTTCAGTTAAAGTCTACTGTAGCAGGAGATGGATTAACTTTAACTTCTGGAGTATTAGCAGTTGTTGGAACTTCAGATAGAATTACTGTTGGATCTGATTCTATTGATATTGCTTCAACATATGCTGGTCAAAATACGATTACAACAGTCGGAACAATTGCTACGGGAACATGGAATGCAACTGCAATCGCAATAGCAAAAGGTGGTACAGGAGCAACATCAGCAGGCGATGCAAGAACCAATCTTGGATTAGCTATTGGGACTAACGTACAGGCTTATAGTCCAAACCTTGGAGCTGTAGCTGGTTTAACTTCAGCAGCAGATGCGCTTCCATACTTTACTGGTTCCGGAACTGCATCAGTAACTACATTAACTTCTTTTATTAGAGGTCTTCTTGATGACACAGATGCCGCAACAGCTAGAACCACTCTTGGAGTTGACACTTATACTATTGATGGTGGCACATTCTAATTAATCTATGTTATAATAACTTAGTTAATATGGAGTGACTAATGGCTAATACTATAAAATTAAAAAATAGTGGTACATCGTCCAACACACCTAACTCTTTAGAGCATGGTGAACTAGCAATTAATTATGCTGATGGAAAGCTCTACTACAAGAATGGCTCTAATGCTATTGTTGAGTTCACCAGTGCAGTTAATCTAGCTGGAACTGTCTATAATGTCACAATTGGTGACGGTACCAGTACTTCATACGTTATAACTCATAACTTTGGAAGCAGAGATGTGAGCGTAACTATAAGAGAAGCTGCGTCTCCATATGGTTTAATCTTAACTTCTTGGGAAGCCACTTCTGGAAATCAAATTACTGTATATTTTGATTCTCCTCCTTCTTCTAATTCAATTAGAGTTTCTGTTTATATTGCTGTAGCAGGCCTTGAGGTAGGTCCCACGGGTCCTACGGGTCCAACTGGTCCCACTGGCCCTACTGGCCCTACGGGTCCCGCAGGACCACCTGGCTCTACTGGGGAGACAGGTTTAACTGGGCCAACTGGTCCAACTGGGCCAACTGGGCCAACTGGGCCCATAGGAGTCATTGGTCCTACAGGAGACACTGGACCAACAGGACCAAGTGGCTCCATTGGTGACCCTGGTCCAACAGGTCCAACTGGTCCACCAGGTCCACCAGGTCCAACTGGAGCAGCAGGCGCAGATTCTACAGTTGCAGGTCCAACAGGTCCCACAGGGTCAACAGGCCCTACAGGCCCAACTGGGCCAACGGGACCAACTGGGCCAGGAGCTTTTACAGTGCAAGCAACGGCACCTTCTTCTCCATCAGCCAATGATCTGTGGTATGACACAAGCACAGGTGCAACCTATATTTATTATAATTCAGCATGGGTCGAAGTTGGTGGTGGCACAATGTCACCATATCAATGTACTTCGTCTACTCGTCCATCTGCTCCGTGGGCTGGGCAAATGATTTTTGAAACGGATACAAAACTGCTTCGCATATGGAACGGAACAGCTTGGAAGACAGTCTTGGATGCCAACTAATGCCTGCTATTACTTTTCCTTCATCTCCGTACACAAATCAGATTTATACTGTTGGCTCTAAAAGTTGGCAGTGGGATGGTACTGTTTGGGCTGCATATTACAATGAAGGGGCTGATGCAGTTTATGGGACTGGATCAGATGGAGACATAACACTAGATGGCACTACAACGATTTTGAGCATGGTGCCATCTTCTAGCGTTTATTCAATGACACGTGATATGTATTTTAATGATTTAACAATAAACGCTAACGTTAGACTTGCCCCAAATGGATATAGAATATTTGTTAAAGGCACTTTAAAATTTAATAGTGGTTCTACAATTGGTTTTACAACAGGCTATTCTACCGCTGGCTCCATAGCACAAGGAGGAGCTGCTGCAACAGCAGTTACACATTCTTTGGGTGGTTCTGCTACAGGGTATTCTGCTACAGCTCCAACATCAGCTATGGGTGGATCTTCGTATTTTCAGATTCCAAGACAAGCAATTACGGGTTATTCAATCACTGCATCTGGAGGACCAACATTTCTTAGAGGTGGAGCAGGAGGGTCTGGTCAAGCTGGTGGCGGAGTAATAATACTTGCAGCACGTTATATAGCTGGACCATCAAGTGGAACTGGATATATTAAGGCACCAGCAAATGCACCAGCCGGTGGGGGAGTTATTCTATTAGTTACCTCTACATCTGCTCTTCCAGCATCTATCTCAACAGACGTTACAGGTCAGAATAGTGGAACATACTATTACATGCAACAGGTGTAAATATGGCAATCTCACGAATAGAAACTAGTGTATCACGCGTAAATAATGATGAAATTTATGGAAATGGTTCTGATGGTGATGTAACCATAAGCGGAACTATTACATTAACTTCAGATAAGTATTACAACAATCTAACAATACCATTGGGAAACGTATTGCTTACAAATGGATTTCGTGTATTTGTTAAGAATGTAGCTATAATAAATGGAGTCATTGGTATAGGTTCTGTTTCTGGAAACTCAAATGGATCTACCAATGGAACAATATCAAGTCCAGGCTCATCCGTTCCATCAGGAACTGTTGCTGGTCATACTTCGTCCTCAATATCTTATAGGGTAGGTGGACAAGGTGGAGGGTCAACCAATCCAAGCGTAACGTTGATGCCAAGTTACCTTATATCTAGAGTTGAGGCAGCTACAGGAGTTTTTTTTGATGCAACATACGCAAATTCATCTGCTTTGGTTTTAGCTGGTGGATCTAAAGGTACAATAGGTTCTACTGGGGCTTCTACACCAGCATTAACAAATAGCGATACATGGCCAGGAAAAGCGGGTTCTGCTGGCTCTAATGGTACTCATCCAACTGTTGGCACAACTGTCGGCGTCCCTGGAGGAAAAGGAGCCACAGGAGGATCAGGAAGTGCAACTGGAGCAACACCAGGTCCTGGTGGAGCAGGAGGATCAGGAGCAAATGGAGGTGGCATTGTAGCTTTAATTGCTAAGTCAATATCAGGCACTGGCACCGTTATGTCTTTAGGAATGATAGGTGGAATAGGTTCTGCTGGCACTGCAGGTTCTGCTGGTACTGCAGGTACCGCTGGAGCTAAGGCCCCAGATAGAACAGACCACCATCATCACAGTGCTGTTATACATGAGCCCCACACATTACATCACTACAGTCATCATGTACACGTGCCCGCTTACTCTGATAAGCATGTGTCACATGGAGCTTATCATGACACAGCTCATAACGGACATCACCATAACCACTCCGCTACTATTCATGCGCCATGTTGTACAGTTTCTCCTGGTCATCACTGGACTGGTGGAGCTGGTGGAGCTGGTGGAGCTGCCGCTCCTGCTGTAACTGGTTCTTCAGGTAAACGTGGCGGAGCAGGCGGGGGCGGTGCTATTATTGTTATAACTGAGGAAACTCCTAGTAATTTAAACTATGATGTTCGAGCAGGTACTACTGCAGATTCAGACACACATTCTGCTTCCAATGGAAGCACTTATATAATTTTAAACAAGTAAGAGGTAAAATATTATGGGTTTTTTTGATTCACTTAATAATGAAGCTAAAATAGAGGCACTAAATTTTAGTATTGAAATGCACGAACGCGAACTATATAGAATATTGGTAGGTCTGGGCATAGATGCTGAGACATTTGATCCAGAGTCTTGGGACGAACCAGTTAATATGGAAACTGCAATTGGTAAAGTGGCACATTATATTTCTTTAATTGAAGACTTAAGAAATAGGCTTTCTAATTTTTAATGAAAAGATACATAGCAGTACCACAAAATGAATGTGTAGATGGCCTAATTCCACAGTATGTTATGCAGATGGCAAAAAACGAGTTGTTGGAAATTGTTGTTTCAGAAACAATAAAAAATACAAAAATTGTATCAGTTCCACAAATAGAGAAATATGAACATTATAAAAAAGTTCGCAAAAATTATATTTGGAAACTTGATATGACAAATGAATTCATTGAACTTAAAGACGACTTAAAAATAGTTTATTTAAATAAAGAAATTTATCCTATTATAAAAGAAAAGCATGTAGCATACTTTAGGACAAGATTTGTTAATAGTGGAATTGTCAACTTTGTCATCAAAAATAATGATATTATATTGTATGAAGGAAAAGTTGAAGTGATATAATGAATGTTAAAAATTTGGCACCTTGCATATCAGTCTATAGTGATTTCTTTGATTCTTCTTTATTCTTGGAACATTTAGAACTAGAAAGCAAGAATGATTGGGGAGATATTTCTTGGAAACATTCTGCAGTAGGTGGTGGCCTAGTACAAAAGTATAGAACATCTTCTGAGTGTGATATTTCTTTTTTGGGTCAAGAAACAGTAAAAACACCTTTAGCACAGATGTTTAAAAATCAAATTCAAACACCAATGTTTGATATAATAGATGACTATAGAAGTGAATACAATATTCCTATGCTTTCCCACGAAGGTTGGAGAGTATTAAAATATTCTATTGGAGCAGAATATCATAACCATTATGACCATTCCCCGATGAACTCTAGAGTGGTTAGCTTGGTTGCATTTCTTGACAATGTAGAAAAAGGTGGAGATCTTGAATTTCCATTTTTCAATGTAAAAATAAAAGCAGAAAAAAATACGGCTGTTGTTTTTCCATCAAACTTTCCATACTTACATATAGCACACCCAGTAGAAATAGGCACAAAGTACAGTTTAGTAACATGGTTTCAGTAGTATCAATAAATGAATTTATAATTAAATCAAACCCCTGCTATGCGGCTATTCCAGCATGTGAAACAGTCACTCTGACATATGTCCATCCAGATGGAGTAGAAGAATTTACTGACTATATAGCATATGCCTTAGGTGACTGCACTATTATTGCATTCAACGATTTGCCGAATGCCTCCGATCCATATTCCCTAGAAGCAGTAACTAATACTGGTGAAAAATATATAATTCAATTCAATCTTTATGAAAGAGATATGAATGAATTAAATGGAGTAAACATAAAGCCTCACCAATTTTTTAGTTTCCTTAAACCAGTTCACGTAAAAAGCGAAAAAATTGTTGGATTAGTCGCCTTAAATGATAGATGCGACATAGATAAATATGGACCAAGAATATACGATATTTCTGATGGCATTAGCCAAGAGTCTATGGACTATTCAATGATAGCTAATAATATAAAAGATTTTAGAGTTGTATATTCTATCAACGGAGTAGGCTATATATCCGTACAAGAAGTCTGGCCTATTGCCATGAAATGGAGAAATTGGCCAGTAGTTGTTGGTATCTCTAAAACATTTTCTGGAATGATTAAGCTTTTATCAGAATGGAAATTAGCCTACGAAACAGGACTTTCAAATGAAGAGATTGCAAAAGGTGCTAAGGACTTGTTAGACCAAAGTGGCATAACTGAGGCTATGATTAATGAACTGGAAGAGTTAGAAACATCTATGCCCGTCAAAAGATTTTTTAGTGGTCAATCAGACGCAAGACATGGTTTTTCTGAAAAAGGATTTTTGCCAACTTCAATTAAACAATTAATAATAGATCAATCACGATATGAAACATTAACTTCTTTAGGTATAAATAATTCTTTACTTCCCGAAATACCTCAGTGGATTAAAGATGAAGAAAAAAAGAAAATGGACAATTATCTACTAAAATATATCTTAATAGCAATGCCAGAAATAAATCCAGATGATGTAACTCTAGAACAAATTTCTGAATCGCTTGATTTTTTTAATAATGGTCAACCAGAGATAAAAGATACTACAACTTTTATAAACGCAATAAAGGCAAAAAGATATTATGATGCAACAACAAAATAGATCGATATGCATAGTAGGTTCTGGAACAGCTGGACTAATAGCCTCACTGATGTTGAGACGCGCATTTCCAAATGACAACATAACAAACATATCATCCAGTAAAGTTGGTATCGTTGGAGTTGGAGAAGGTAGCACCGAGCATTGGCGAGACTTTATGGATATGTGCAGTATAGGAGTAGAGGATCTCTTAACTAATACTAATGCAACTCATAAATATGGTATAAGATTTGAAGGATGGACTGACCAAAGACCAGACTATTTCCATAGTGTTGGTTCAATTCCAGAAATATATGCATTTGGTTTAATTGGTGAATATATGAGTTTCCTTGAAAATGACAAGCCTATTACTTCACAAACTGGCCATTTGGGATTAGTGCATAATCAAGTAATTAAAGAAAATATGCATAACAATACTAATCAGTTTCATTTTGATACATTTGAGTTGAATAATTATTTAATAGGACTATGTTTTAAAAGAATGATTAAATTCATTGATGACGAGGTTGATTTAATTAATTTTAATAAAAATGGTTATATTAACTCAGTCACTTTAAGTTCTAAAGTCGAAATCGAAGCTGATATTTGGATTGACGCAACAGGCTTTGCAAAAAAACTAATGACATCTATGGGAAATACTGATTGGGTTTCCTTTTCAAAGTATCTACCAACTAATGCAGCGATAGCATTTCCAACAGAATCAGATCCTAATAATCAGATAAAACCATACACTAGAGCAAGAGCTGCAAGTTGTGGATGGATGTGGGAAATTCCTACAACTGAACGTCGTGGCAATGGTTATGTGTATAATTCTAATTTTATTTCTGAAGAAGAAGCAGTAAAAGAAGCTGAATTAATTTCTGGTTATAAAATAGAAAAATATAGACATTTTAATTTTGATCCAGGATATTCTCCTGTTCAGTGGTATAAAAATTGTATTTCCGTAGGTCTTTCTTCTTCATTCGTAGAACCTCTTGAAGCCACTTCAATTGGTAGTACAATAATACAATGTAAACAGATAATAAATGGTCTAGCATCGTATACCGCAGATTCTTCTGCTATTCAAGAAAGCTATAATAGAAAAATGAAGCAAATGATGGAGAATATATTAGATATGATTCGCCTTCACTATATTTCGGATAGGGAAGATACTGATTTTTGGAGATACGTAAAAACACTTCCAATTCCAGATAGTCTTCAAAATTTAATAGATCTTTGGGCAGAACAGGTGCCATCACATTATGATGTGCCTAATAATGGTCATCTTATGTTTTTGTCTAGACATTTTGTCCATGTTATGCAAGGACAGAATCTTATAAACCCAAAAGTATCAACAAGAGCTATGGAAAATATGGGTATAAGAAATATTATAGAAAAAAATGCAGATGAAGTTAGATTGAGAAGATATAGTAGAGAAATGATAGATCATAGAGAATCTCTAATGCAGGCCGATATATCTAATAGCAGTTTTGGTATTTAATATGAAGAAAAGTAAAAATATATCAAAAATTAAAAAAGTCAAACCAGGTTCAATTAGAGTAACTCCAATGGACAACAGATTCATGGCGAGTGCTCCCTATGTAAATAATTCGCAGTCTTTACCAAAATGGTTTAGACAAATACATAAAGGTCATGGGTCAATTAGATCTTGTGCCGGAGTTTCAGACTTTTTAAATGCAGGTATAACAATACCAGCATGGACAAATTTTTATTTTGCCCCAAATATTGAACAAAATGTATGGTCTATATCTGCAGATAATATGAATCCACCAATTGGCTTTGAATGGGCAAGTAATTTTTCTTTTAATCAAACGGGCAAATGTCCAATGACTGATATTAGAAAAATAGAAAAAATGTCCTATCCAAAATTAGTAACACCTTGGAGAATACAAACAGCTCCAGGATGGTCCTCACTAATATTACCAGTTCATTATGAAGAAAATGAAGACTATTCTATACTTCCAGTAATCGTTCATACGGACTTCTATCAGGTTGCAAATATTGTATTAAATGTAAAAACAAATTCAGAATTTTCAATAAAATATCAGACACCACTTGTTCAGATAATTCCATTTAAAAGAAATTCAGACATAACAGAAATTGAATTCATGGATGAATCATTCTTTAAATATGCGTCAACAAACATGTACATGACTGGTGGAATAGCTCCAAGATTCGGAACTGGACAAGCGTATAGGAAAGCCGCAAGATTAATTGATTCAATTTTGGAAAAGAAGAAAAAATGACTAATGATATTTATCGTTTTAAAGTAGATGACTATAGATACAGAACAGATAACAAATACTTTCCAAATACAGAAGAAGGTTGGAAAGAATTTTTATGGAAAGTGCATTTTCTTGGTGGGAAGTCTATGATTCTTCTTTGGCACTTTGACCAACTTGAAAGAAAAAGAATAAGAGATGAACAAGATACTTAATGCCATAAGAACAATGAGTTCTAAAAATTACTGGAACCGCGTAAATACGGTCGAGGCATGGGGCTTTTTTACCAAGATTGCCATTATCTTCCCTGGTCTTCTTTTTGGCAAACAGTTCTGGTGGCTTTATATTTTTGCTATTATTTCAAGCGTGGCTTTAATTTGGACATCAACGCGCAAGACCCTTCCAACAATCATTCTTTTTAATGTTGCCTGGGTTATCCTAGCAAGCCTTTCTATTTTAAAATATTTTTGGTGGTCTTAAAAGATAATTAATGTTACTATAGATAACATATTTTATTTTTGAAATTTGGTACCAAAAATGCTTTATAATGATACAATTAGCTATATCACTCCAGGTATCAACTATCAAGGTACCGTAATATTAAATATACCCTCAATAGGATCTACATTGGTATTAGAAAATATCAATGTAGTTATATCCTTAAACGAAGACTTTAGCAACTACACAACAATAGGAACAATAAGTCTAGAATATTCTGAATCTGGAGTAATAACAATAGAAGCTTCTCCCCAGCAAGCCTATGCAATTACTCAAGCAGAGACAATATATGTAAATGATAGTTCAGAAATTACTTTTGAAGTATTTGTATAATTTATAATATTTTAGTGTCTAAATAACGGAGAAAAAAAATGATCAATGATGTATTAGTTAATAATACTGTAAGAATTAAAGTTAAATTCATAGACATTAATGCAGAGGGTCAGCAAGTAGAAGCTACCCCTACGTATGTTATTGTAAAGGTTTACGATTCTGATAACTCTGAAATTGTTTCTCAGACAGCAACACAGTTGACAGATTCTGAATATTATTATGATTTTACTCCCACTGAAGCTGGAGAATATAAGGTTACTTTTGTTGGAACAATGGAGGATAATAGTTATATAACTGTTAATCAACAGCTATATGTTAGTACCCCAACAGATGAGTATAGGCCATTAATAACACTCAGGCATGAAGAGGTTATAACTTTTGCTCCAGATGTTGAACCATTATATTTAAATCCAGAAGAATTAAAAGCCTACTTTCCCGAAGCCTCATTGATGGAAATAGGCGAAATTATACATGGTTTTTCCCTAGAAATAAAACAAATGTATTCATATGGAGATGAGATTACAGGCTCTGATCTAGGCTTTAATGTTTTAGAATACATAAAAGCAGCCACAGCATGTGAACTAAGTAGAACATACAATTATGGCGGAGATGATGAAATGTCTATTCAATTGGGCGATTTAACAGTCTCATCTAGATCACTTCCTAGAACCCAAATTACCAGAGGCAATGCAACGACATGGTGTCAGATAGCTGCTGCCTTAAGAAAAGAAATTTTAGCTGGAAAAGTTGGCCCAAAAGGTTTCCAACCAAAAGGTCTTCCCATATCTATATCTCAAAAACCAAGAAATTACGATCCACAAACAGGAAAGACAATTTATCTTGGAGATAGAGATCTATACGGTCCAGGAGAAAAAGTCCTAAGAGATGAAGATCCAATGCCCAAGAGGGGTCTAAGAAGCTATGATTAGTCTTGACAAAACCTTTAAAAAGATTCTTCAAGAATGGGGCTATGATGTTTATATTCAAAGAAAATTGTTTAATGGAAATTACTCAGATTCTTTAGAAAGAGTAACTACAAGAAGCGTTTTTCCTAATGGTAAAATTAACTCTCAATCTAAACAAGAAGAAGATGAAGGAATAATCATTAACTCTGATATTGTATACTATTTTGAAGCAGAAGTTAATCCTCAAGAGGGGGATAGGGTATACGAACAACTGCCCAACGCCCACGGAAGACAAACTATTTATGTAATAGATACAGCCTCTCCTATGAGAGGTAGAATGGGTAAGATAACTTTCTGGACTGTTGGTGCAACAAGAGATAAACAGGTTTAATATGTTAGTAGTTTCAAAGGGTCAAACTATTCAATTTAAATTCTTATTTGCCGCCGATGGCGAAGTATATGATCCTACAACTCAAACGATTCCAGAAGACATTACCATTGGTATAGTTAGGGGAGACAGTTTATCTGGATCTGTTATATTGAATCCAATTTCATACAACAACTCCCACGCTACACCAGATACTTCTGCGTATATTGAAAAAACAAATAATTTAGAATTTATTTTTCACTATAAAGTTCCTGTTAATATATTTCCTGGTCCATACACAGTAATAGCAAAGACTGTAAAATCCGGTCAACCGCTAGTTATAGAGTCGTCTTTTCAAGTTAAAGATTCAATATATGAGCCAAATCCAACAGTTCCAATAGGAAATAGGTCTAGCGTTGTATCATATAGACCAACATACCAAGATCTTTCTTCTTCAAATACAAATTCAATATTATTAATCGGCCATGCAGACGGAATGCAGCTAAACAATCCAATTAAACTAAAGTCAGTACAGAATGCAATAGACTTACTTGGAGCAAATACAAAAAGCCCTTTATTAAGAGGTGTTTTAGATGCCTACGATGCCGGCGCTAGAGATATATTTATATGTGCCGCAGCACCAATGTCAGAATATGTTTCAGATATAGAAGAAAGAGGAACTGAATATAATTATTTTAATATTGATCAGGCTACTCCTTCATATCAAACTTTTTATGAAAAGTATTATGAAAGACTTGAAGAAACATATTCTGTTATAAAAGTTTTAGATTTCATAGATATTGTAGTGCCGCTAGAGACATCATTCATAAGAACAGGCTCTGTTGATTTTATGTCCCAATTAGCTAATTATTGTAGCAATTTTCATAATGAAACAGGATATGTTCAAATCGGAATAATAGGATCAAAAACTAATGGCACAAATTCATCTGATATTGAAATAATAAAATCAAACAGTATATTAAAAGATAAATTTACAACGTATGATTATAGTGGTCAAATTTCTTCAGATAAAGGAAGATATATTATCCCTATTTATGGAGAAGCAACTTTCTCTCATAGTTTTTTTCAAACAACTTATACCAGTTCAGTAGCAGCAGCATTTGCTGGGATGATCTCTTCAACACAAATCAATATAGGTTTAACTAGAAAAAAAATACCAGGAGCAATGGCGCTTTTTGGGGCTGAACTAACAAATGCGGAGATAAATGCTTTAGATAGTATGGGGATTAATACTATATATAAAGGCAATAAAGCTAGAAGAGGAAATCCTTTTGAGGTTTATGTTTCAAACGATTATACAATGGCAAATTTAAATTCTGTATTCAGTAAGCTTCCACAAGTCAGACTAGCATCACTGCTATCAAGCGAGGTTAAAAATTCAAGTTATAAATCTATAGGCAAATTTAGCTATGACCAAGTATCTTCAGAAGTAAGTAATACACTATTGTACTTAAAGAATAATCAAATTATATCTGATTTTGAGTTTAAAGCTATTCCTTCAAAAACAGAAAAAGGTGTAATAATGTTATATATTAATGTAATATCATCATTAGGTTTGAAAAAAATAAGCCTATCTTTATCCGCTGGTCCGGGAGTCTGATATGAGTCAATGGCGTTGGCAAAGAGGATTTCCTGGTTTTGGTTCAATTAAATCTTACTCTAAAGTAAAATTTGGAGAACCATTACAGGCAGAGGGTAATCTAAGTTATTTAGAATTTATAGCTGCAGTAAAAGCACTTTGGGAAGAGTCTTTTCCAATGTATCCAATTAAACCTTCAACAAGTTCAGATCATGCATTTACGTGGTACAACAAAGCAGCTACCGATCCTGTTACTCATGAAGTTGTAGGAGCATGGGAACCCACCGATGCTATCATAACTTATAGTTTAGAATTAAGAAAAGCTCACTCAATAGAGCCAAAGCCAAGAATGAGATATTCTTATCCAAAAGATAAGGTAGCTATATATGGGCAGAGGTTTCAAAATGTTGTTTCTTTCTGCGCTGTTTCGCCGGTTGGCAAGAGGTATGATGGCAATACCGAAACAGTAGACAATGATCACGACAATGCCTATGTCGTTGAATCTTTAATTGAATCATTTGAGGATTTTATGCTTGAATATACTCCTATATTTAAAAGAATAGGAGCCGCAGAGCTAGTCTACGCTAGAAGACTTTCGGATGGAGAAGTAAATAGACAATCTTCAGACGTTCATAAAAGAACAGTAACCTATATGTTAACTACTGAAAAGCTTTATGGGGCAGATGTTGAATCTATAGAAAGAATTGCACTAGATGTTAGAACATATATGGCTGTGGAGCAAGAGCTACTTCAGCAAGCAACTCCAAACTATGAAAATTTACAATTAAATATTATAGATTTACAACAGACAGCTACCCCTAATACATAAATAATCATATAAATATTAACAGCTAATAATCGTATGGTCGTTATTTTTATAACTTGCTTGTTACTATTAGATGAGATTAACCAACAAACGCTTAGTCGGAGGTTCAAAGATAAGATGGCTATACCTGGCGTAACAACCCTAATTAGAGATCGCTTTTACAGCATTTCTCGTCAAGAAACCCCAACGGGTCCTAAAATCGTAGCTATAGCCAAGAGAGGCGAAACAGCTACTGATTCTAGTAGAGTTCAAGATCTTGACATAGTTCAAGCTACCACAGAAAAAGACGTCATAGATGTCTTTGGTGAGGCTAGCGATTTACACAAAGCTTTCTTGGAGTTAGTAGCTTCAGGGGCACAAAGAATATTTTTAGTTCCACTTCCAGCTGACACTGAATTTAGTGATACAGCAGGAACAATATCTAGCGATAGTTATGGTGAGAGTTCAGCAGAACTTTTGTCTGCAGCTTTTGCAGCTGCAGAGTCAGTTCTTCCTGACATTATCGTACCTTGGGGAAGAGGCGGAAACTCTTCTGACTGGGATGGAACAGCAACTCCAAACACTGATACATTCGGCTTCCATGCGGATAATAGCACAACTCTTAATAATAGTTGGATTAAAAAAATTGGAGAAAAAGTAAAAGAAATTTCGGAGAATACTCATCCATGTATAGCAGTTCTTGGAATTGCTCCATATGACTCATCCTCTAATGAGTCAATGACTCCAGCTCAAGTATCAACACACCTTGCTATGTCCACCTTGGTCAGCAAAGAACTCAGTGGAATAAAAGACTACGGTCCTTACGTTGTTGTTATAGCAGCAGAAATGAAGCCAACTGGTTATGTTTCTAAGGATGGAGTTGACTTTGGCTACTCCAATGGAGCATGTGCGACAGCTTCAGCAATAAGTAGACTGTCTTCTTATTCAGCTATTACAAACAAGCCTGCATATAATGTTCAATCTTTACGCTATGTTCCAACTAGAACCTTGCAAGAGACTTTAGCTGGTAAGGGAGTAAATACATTAGTTCTTAACTTTAATAAGATAGCAGTATTCGGTGATGGAGTTACATTCGCAAATGCAACTTCAGATTTCTTAAGACTTTCTACAAAGAGAATAGTTGACGAAGCTGCAAATCTTGTTCGTCAAGCTACAAATAAATTTGTTGGAGAAGCATCTACTGTTCAAATGAGAAACTCAATGGAAACAGCGATCTCTTCAGCTCTTAGAGGAATGCAATTACTAGGTGCCGTGTTGGAAAGTGACTTTAATGTTACTTATATTCCAAATGAAAACAAGGCGATTGTAGACCTTATATTAACACCTGCTTTTGAGCTTAAGTCAATACAGGTGCAGATAGCCATTAACGTATAATTAACCGAACGGAGGGTAATAAAAATGGCGGAAAACAATTCAATCAATAAGTATCTTAATACTTACACAACATTCTCAGGTGCTGACATTGTTGCAACATTTGGTGGTATAGAAATCGGAGCTTTATCTGGCATTACTTTCTCAGTAACCAGAGAAAAAGCCCCAATCTATACAATGGGATCACCTAATCCACGCTCATTCTCTAGAGGTAAGCGTGGTATTGCTGGCTCATTAATATTTACAGTATTTGATCGTCCAGCTTTGTATACAATGTTGGAAAAGAACTACTCAACTCAATCACCAATGAACTTTTACACAAGAGCGCATAATACTCTTCCAGGCGATGATCACTCAGCTGGTAGAGGTATTCCAGGATTTGCAACAGCGAATAACCCAACTGGTTGGACAAAAGACGTTGTAAAGAAAACCCCATACTACGCAGACCAAATTCCCCCATTTGATATTACAGTTACTTTCGTTAATGAATACGGAAACGCAGCTGCAAGATCAATATATGGAGTTGAATTATTAAACGAAGGTTCAGGAGCTTCAATGGATGACATTGTTATCGAAGAAACAATGACTTATGTAGCTAGAGAATTGGGTCCAATGTATACCATCCAGGTAGACAGAAATAACGACGCAACTCTTTCTGATCCAGCCAGAAATGGTTTGAACACTGAAATAATTCGTCCATAATTATAAATTAACTAATTTTGGTAATGGTGCACGGGGGCTAGTTCTTCGTGCACCATTATTATTTACAGGAGCAAAAATGCCAGTTATCAATTCCCAAAAAATATCAACAGCTAATCTAAAAAATGATTCTGATTCTACTAACCCACTTCTAAATAATATATCTTATTCTGGAGCAGATATTGTCGCTACCATGATAATACCAGTAATAGGTAGAGATGGAAAAATACAGAGCGATGGAGATGTGATAGAATTAGGCAGCTTGCAGACGGTTTCATATTCTATACATAGAGAAAATACTCCAATTAGAACAATAGGACATTCTAATGTTAGAGGTTTTGTTAGAGGTGGAAGAACCATCGCTGGTTCTTTAATCTTTACTGTATTTAATGAATATGCATTCTATCAAATTAAACAATATAAAAATTATTTAGCTGATCAAAATGGTTTCTTTGCTCCATTAGCAGATATGTTGCCTCCGTTTGATTTGGTATTTACATTTTTTAACGAATATGGTGTTTCTTCAAAAATGAAAATTTTTGGGATTACTATTATAGACGAAGGTCAAACGATGTCTATAGATGACCTTATAACTGAACAAACATACAGTTATATGGCTAGAGGAATTCAGCCCATGGTTCATGTTGTAGGCGATAAAGAAAAAACTAGCGCTACACAAGAATTTCAAAGAATTGTTGATCAAACAAATAAAAATATATTTGGCGATAGCACAGAAGGACAAATATCTACTTTATATAATAATTTTGTAGATGATGTATACGGAGCATAAATAAATATGTCATATTCAGTTAATCAAAATAGTTGGCCCAATAGCAGGGCATTTGATCCACTGTCTGATTCATTGGATAAAATTTGGTCTGGTGGCTCACAAAAAAGTGATAGAGACAGTAGATTTAATAATTATTACGACTATTATTTTTCTGGTGAAGATGTAAAAATATACATAGATGGTTTATTTGAGCCAAAGCATGAACTAGATATTGCTTCATTTGCATATTCGATTAAGCAAGAAAAACAACCATTATATGGTTTTTGGTCCTATAACTACGATGCAATGCTATACGGAACAAGATTAATTACTGGTGAATTTACTGTGTATACAAGATATCCAAGGAGAATGACAGACCTATTGGAAGAAGCTGCCAGAATTAGATCAGAAAGTCCTTCTCCAAAAGCTGAAATAAATAATGTTATTTCAACTCTTAGACCAAGTTCTGTTCAAAACTCAGGGCAAAATCAAAATTCTATAACAGTAGAAGATGATGAAAAAAATGTACAGAAGTATTGGGCACAAAGCCAATTAGACAGAGTAACCACAGATACTGCATTTGCAAAGAATGTAAAAGATTCTGGGCACAACATATTTAGTGCACATCCACCATTCAATTTCATCATACTGTACGGTGCGCAAGAAGCATCTCTAACTCCGATGAACTACTCTTCCTCTATAGATGACAGGGAAGTCGACAATATAGATAGAATGCTAATGGCCGATACAAATGAAAGACTAGTTAGAATAGATAACATAGCAAGTCCTATGAAGGTAGTTGTGCAAGAAGTTAATTTAATTTCTATGGCTACAATGTATGGACCAGGTGGTCAGCCATTAGCAGAGAATTATCAGTTTATGGCTAGAGATTTCTATATGACAGAAGCAGACCTTGGTTTTATTAAAAATATAAAAACTACAGTAACTTCTGAGTATGAAACTGCAAAAGCAGATGTCACAACACAGACAACAACTACAAATCAACAAAATTAATAGTTGATTAAAATAACAAAAAAATGTATAATGTTATTTGATTTATAATTCATTAAGGAGAATTTATGTCTAACGAAAGAAAAGTAACTATTGCATCGACAGATGATGAAACAGCAGAAGCAATAGAGTTTAATCAAGAAATTATAACAACTGAAAATCAAGAAGAAGAAATTAATAGAGTCGAAGATCTTCCTGATGAAGAAGAAATATGGCAAGATGGTCCAACTGCTGGAATGGTAAAGAAGTGGAAAGAACATTTTGGAGAAGTTTATGTTACATCAATAAGCTATGACAAGCATATTGCATGGAGAGTTTTAACAAGATTAGAATATAAAAATATTGTTAAGAAGATGGAACAGTTAATTCAGGCTGGACAGCTTTCTTCTGCAGAAGCAAACATGTGGAACGAGGAAGCAATTGCTGAGATATGCATACTTTTCCCTGAATATGAAAGAATTGAAATGAACGGCGTTATGGCTGGAGTTCCTTCATTAATCGCACAAGAAGTTTTAGAAGCTTCAGGATTCGTTGCCTTAGAGGTTAGGCAGTTATAAAAAATGAACCCAGAAAAACTATATGAAATTAAAAAAATGTATGGTTCAGTATTTACTGCTACCATAAAAAATATTGACATAGTTTTTAGGGAACTTACATTTTCTGAATATGACAAAATATCTGAGTATCAGAATTCAGAAGAATACTCTTCTGCAGATACAGAAGATCTTATAATCAATAGCGCAGTTGTGTATCCGGATGACTTTTGTGTAGACAATCTGCCTCCTCGGACTTATAACTTCATTGGCTCAAAAAATAATTGATGTATCTGGTTTTTATTCTGCACGTTTAGCAAAGAATACATTAAATGAAAAAAGAGAAAAGTCTGGTGAAGTAAGAAATTTAATGAAAGCTTTTGTTTTAGCAGCTATACCAACATATAGGCCAGACGATCTTGACGAAATGACATTTTCTCAACTTTCTGAAAAAGTTGCCCTCTCAGAAAAAATAATAGAAATCAAGCAGACGATGAATGGCATAGAACCAACAAATATGAGTCTTGAATTAATAGATCCAGAAGAAGAAGAAATAAAGGCAAAACAAAAAGCAGCTAGACACAACCTTTCTAAAAAAGAAGGGGAAGCTGAGTACGATGATCCAATTGCTCAAAAGCTTTGGAAAGCATAAATTTACTGGAGTAAAAGTTGATTAGAGATCGTGGACCAATACAGAATCTTGGCTATGGTGTCACGTCTAGAGATCTGCCGGTAAGTGAGGGGGAAACACAAGGTGTATCCCCAAATAGTGGTGTATTATCAAAATCATTAGAGGGTCATCCTGTTATGCGTTTTGTTGCGCATACTACAGCTTCTATAGCTGTAGCTGGTGTAATGACCTCAATGATGAAAAAGGGTCGGACTTAAGCTAGCAGAAAAGTTAAACACAAAACTCTCTAGTGGCGCTAGATCAGAGATAATTGAGATAAGAAAAGCTCTTGATGAACTACAAGGCGTAAAAAGACACATAGATGGAGTAGATGATCCATACTCTGATCTTGTTTTTAGAACGCCAGAAGGCGATTTAACAACTGGTTACTTAGGATCAAAAAGCGAAATACATAGATATTCGTATACAACATCAGAAGAAATGCGCTTAGCAACTGGGGGTATTACTCAAGAACCAGCTGCTGTCTGGACGCTAAAAGATGAAATACAGAAAAGGATGGTTAGGGCAGGAAGAAGAATGCCCTATGAACTTCCAGCTTTATATGCAGCACAAAGGGGTGTTAGCGATAAGCTTTTCGGTGAAGGTGACGAAAATAAAAAAGTAAAATGGTACAACCCAGTAGATGTTGTTAGTGACTTCGTTAAAACGTCAACTGTAAACATGTTGACAATGGTTGCGCCATTTGAAGTTGGTGGAGCTGGATTAGCTGCAAGTAAAAACTCATTGAGTTCTTTTAAAAACTCAATGGATAGTTTAAAGAGTTTAAGTCCTGGTAAACAAAAAATGGTCAAAGGATATGTTGACCTAACAGAATTATTGTCTGAAGTTGGACATGATTTTTCTACTATAACAAATAGGGTTTTAAGAACAACAGCACAAACTTCAGCTGGATTTAATGCAGCAGCAGAGGCTCTTAACGATCAGCCAAGAATAGTTCAGGCATTAAGAGATTCAAGAGCAGGAGCAGAAGAAGCTAGAAGAAGATCAGTAGCTACCGGTGCAAGCGAGTTAAGAACTGCGGGCTCTATGGCTAGAGCCCTTGCTTTTGGATCAGAAGATAAATATGGTGCACTAGATGCGATTCCAGCATTCAGAGGCTTAAGTAGAGCTGTGCAAGCTGGTTTCCAAGAGTTTAAGCTTTTTGGTAAAGGATATGATGCTCTAGAAAGTTCCTTTAAGTACGACAAAATAATAGCAGAGGCTAGAGGCGCAACTGGAAGATATAGTGTTGACAATATCCATAGAGCTATGGATACTATCCAGGAACAATATTCTAGTAGAATTTCAAGATTAGCCGGACAAGTAGCAGTACTTGGTGGTGGTGGTCCAGGTGACAAAAGCTTTAACAGATCAGACTTTTACTACGGACAACAACAATCTGAATATAAAAAACTCATATCAAGAAAACTTCAAGAAAGAGGATTAACAGAATCCGAATCTGAATCATTTGCTAGAAACTTAAGAGTAAGACCACCGGTAGGAAAAGGTACTGATGTTACAAATATTGTCTCAATAGGTAGAAATCCAGTAACTGCAGGAGGCGATGAATACTATAAGCAAATTATAGAAAGATACAAAGGAATAAAAGGCGGCAAGGACTTTGCAGATAACCTGACAACAGCAGCTGGAGGTTCTAGTCCAGAAGAATTTTTAAGAGGAATACTCAACGATGTCAATGCAAACTATTCTTCAAGAGAATTTCAAACCCTTTTAAAAAACAAAGTAACAAAACAGTGGAATCAGTTTTATAGAAATGATTTAGCAGATGTAGCATCTACATTTCTTAAGCCACAAAAAGCAAACTTTAACGACTTTGTTGGTCCACTAGGTGATAAGCAACAACAATTCCTTCAAAGAAAAACAGCACAAAGTCTTGGTATAAAACTAAAAGAGACTAACGGAAGATTAGTTTCTGATGATGAAGTTAGAAATAAACTTGCACAAAGAGGATATAATCCAAACAACTTCGCTTCGTTAAGATCTTTCTTAATCGAAAATAAGCAAATGACTTCTGGCATCTTTAACGGTGGTTTTAATCTTTTTGGCATGAAGCCAATGTTAATAGACGAAGCTATAGAATCTGGTAGGTTTGATAGATTAAGTACTAACGAAAGAAAAGTCATAACAGATTTAGCCGGATCAATGGCTCGACATGACCCAGTTTCAAAAAGTATTGGATTTAATACATTAGATGGTGTTTATAAAACTAGGTCTGGAAATGTACTAGACTTTAGTGCAATAAAAAATGTAGCTGGTAAAACAGCAGACTTCTTTGCAAGTGAATTTCATATTCCAATTATTAAACTAAATCCAGCAGACCTTTTTGGATACAGATCTTTTGCTGGGATGTCCAGAAGGGGGCCATTACAATATTCTCCTGGCATGACAGTTCAGCCTTTTCATGGTTTTAAAGGAGATAGATCAGATTTTCACATCTGGCACAGTACTGGTGGCTTCTTAGGTACAAAAGGAAAAGTTACAGCGTATAGTTCTGATGATTTTTCTGGAGAAGTATTTGGCAGAACACTAAAAGGAACATATAGACCAGCTCCAACAAATAGTACAGAAATGTACACAAGGCACGCTCGTATAGCAGCAAACCTAGAAGGAGACACAACCTATGATATAGCAGGTAAATCTGGTTCTAGATTTCTAGACTTTATTCTTGGCAACTCTGACAGAGCAAGAACTTTCAAAAGAGTAATGAATGTCGATGCAGAACAGCCAAACTCTATTTTTGGATTAATATCTAGATTCACTCAAAGAAACAGAGATGTAAATAATCCTAAAATATTGTCAAGATTAGTATCTGGTGAAGAGGTTGAGTTTACAAGTGGCGGAACAAGAAAAACAATGCGCCTTGACACATCAGGTGGAAGCCTAAGAGTCATTGATGATACAGGAGCTGCTGTAGCAGGAGTGGATGAAGAAGCTTTGCTTAGATCTTATGATTCAGTTAGAAAGCAGTCTTTTGATTCTGGATTCTCTAAGCAGTTTATGGAGGCTTTGGAAGAATCAAATCCAGATCTTTTTACGACTATAGCAGGTGCAAGAGTTTCAGAGATGGATACACCTAGGCACCTTTTGAACTTTTTAGATCAACTTGAGTCCGCATTACCTGGCATAGCAAATAGACTAAGAACTTCTGGTACATATGACCCTGCAATAATTCAAAGATCCTATTCTAGAATTAGAGAACTTAGAAGACAAGCTGATTTATTGTCTGCTTCTCAGCTTTCAAGCAAGACTCCATCCATCACTACAACCTTCGATGAGTTAAGATCAGAAACATTTAGGTTTATATCACAGACAAATGCATTTATGCGAGGAGACACTGACACTATATTTATAGAGATGCAGAATGCATTAAGGACGATGAAGTCCTCCCTACCTGCTGCACAATATGCGGAAGCACAAGCAGCTGCATTATCTACATTGTTTAATATGCATGCATTCAAAACATTTAGGCAAGGTGAAGAGCTACTCACAAATGCTAGAAATGCGGCAGTGAGTATGTTCAATCATGGCAGATCAAATCCAGATGTTGTAAAGGGATTATTTGAACCTTTTACTAAAGGTACATTTGGATTAATGTCCACAAATGTTAGAAGACCATTTACAACACTTCTGCCAGGAGCAAAAAGAACATTTGGAACTGCCCCATACATGATAGATGATTTATCTGTAGATCCACTTGGTTCTGGTCAGGGAATCACATTCGTTCCAACCTTTGGAACAGTCTTTGACGCTAGTCCAATGGCAGCTATAAAGAGTGCATTAGGAATAAATACATATCAAAACCCAGAAGGTTTTTCTGGAGCATCCATTCCAATCTCTCAAGGTGTTGAAAGATTAAATAAAAACTTTGGAACTTTCGGCATGCAACTGGATGTATCTGGCTTTAAGGGCCCACTTGACCTATATGCAAGAGGAATGGTTGGCAAGAGAGTTCTTCCGCTTTATGGAGCAGGCGCTGCTGCAATGACAGTCGATAGAACCATTGGTGGCATGGTAAACGGAAGAGACGAAAGTGGAGAAAGAGTATATTCTCCATTTTTTACAACAAAAGCTGCAAGAGGAATAGTTGAGGCTCAATCACTCCTTGCTGGAATAACTCCAGGTGGAATGAATACAGAAGAAAAAAGAGAACAGCTTTTAGAAGGAGAAGTACCAATTAGGCAGGGAAGATTCTGGCCACTTGGTAATACTCCTTTTGAAGGTGGAAAGATAATGTATTACAGGCCATCTTGGTACAGAAAGCTTCAAGCAGGAGCAATGTTTACTTCTGATTCATTTGGCAGCCCTGCAGAAAAGTTTTTATTCTACAATGACATATCACCATTAAGGCCTTTAGATCCATATAGGTTTGAAAGAAAGCATTATTCTGATAGACCGTATCCAGTAAGTGGAGATTATTTTACTGGTCCATGGGGCCCTTTAACAGCAGCATTAAACGCAACTGTAGGCAAAGTACTGAAACCACAAGTATTTATGCATGAGCAAGAGGTTATGCAGGGTCTGGGAGCTTATGTGCCAGCTGGTGCTTCTGGAGCTTATAATGCATCAGGTTACTCTCAGCCCCAAGTTACTAATGATTTAATTAGATCTGGTTTTGGAATGGGTGGCGGAGTACCAGGATATGGTGCAGCAGTCTCTAATGATGGTGCAGGCATGGGTGTTGGTCAACCTATGATATCTGGCAGCAATGCACTGTACGCCGGTGCTGGAAACTATCCTACCTCGACAGCACAAAGAATAACCATGAGTAATATAGCTGGTCTTAATGCTCCATTGAATCAATTATCTTACGGTCCACCAAAACAAAGAGGGGTAATGCAACCAGGAATTGTTCCAACAGGTGAGCCATTATCTTCAGTGGGAATGGGATCTCAATTTAGAGAATTTGGTTACAGATCACAAGAAATGTTGGGCATCTATGGATTCAGTATGGCTACTGTTAGAGAAAAGTTTGGTTTTGGTCAGGGAGATTTTGAGCCAAGCAGATCAGTTTTACAGGCTGCATCAAAAGCCTATGGAACTGGAAGAGCTTTTTGGGATTTGAACTTAGGTGGCTTAGGTGACGTTCCTTTAACAGCACAGGGTCCTCTTGGTAACTTAGAAGTTTCAGAAATTGTTAGAAGATTTATTCCAAAAGAAAGAACTGGAATTGACTATTTAAACCCAATTCAAAATACCATGGGCCAACAATATCCATTCCTACCAGGTTCCGAGTACTTTACTAACTTTAAAACTGGAGATCCATTCACCAAAGTTCAAGAAGGAGAACTTCGCTTACCAGGTATTGGTTATGAAAGATTAAATACATTATATTCAGATTCTACAGGTCGTTATGGAATTTTAAATCAACTTGACATTCTTGGAGATGTGGCTCCATATTCAGAACAATTTAAAAAAATAAATCGCTTAGCTGATTCTATGATAACAGACGCTGGACAAAAACAAAAACTTGCAGAGATAAGAGAACAAGTAGCAAATACAACTAAAAGATATGATTTTAGCGACTATAAATATAGAGACTCTTCTGCACAAGAACAAGGCCTGCATCCTTATGTTTTTAGGGCAAAACAATTTGGCGAATACTTAGCTCATAGAGATACCATCTTTAACACAAAATTAATGCAGAAAAGAACTGCTGTTGAAGACTGGGAAAGAAGAAACGTTTATGGTTCCACTTTCCCTCAATGGCAGAGGCCATTTGAAAGCTTTATTCAACCAATGATAGATAAGTCTACTCAAAGAAATCCAATAGCAGCAGCAGCAGGACTTGGTTTAGCTGGATCTTTATTTGGAAGAACTGCAAGAGGTAAATTATTCGGATCACTATTGGGTACAGCTACAGGTTTTACTGCTTCTTCAATAGGAAATATATCTCAAGCTGTAAGTGATGAGAGATACATTCCGCTTCGTAGAAAAAAAGAACTTGCACTAGAAGAGTATACAGATATCTTAAATTATGTAAAGAATACTAGATTAGCTGGCATGGCACAGCAAAGTGGGGATAGCGCAGCTGCAAACCAGTTTAGACAAGCAGCAAAAAGAACCATGTATGGAGCAGATATATATGGTGCTTCAATGGATACTCTTTCTTTGGCAATACCAAAAAGAAAACGCGAGCATTTTAAAGAAATGATTAATGCTCCTGAGCAGGATCGTAAAAGAATATTATCAACAGCTGGAAGATTAGAAAGAAGAATCTATGAAGCAGCTTGGGGAATGCAAGTAGAACAAAGGCCAGACTTAGAGGAATATTTTTCAAGACACGAACTACCAGATGCTTCTTGGGAGGGTTGGCACCCTAACACTAATATGGAACATGTGAAGATAAAAATAGGCAATAGCATGGGCGTTGACATGTCTCAGATGGGTTACTATCCACAACAGATAAAAGAAGCAAACTTAACAGGTCCTTCTTATCCAGAGTTTAATAAAAAAGAAGATAATAATTCTAGTCTCATAAGCAGATTAAGAAATGTTTTAAGTGGATCTGGAATATCAGGAGTTATTACACCAGTAATGAATCCTTTTGGGTCAAATTCAATTGATATATCTGCAGGAATAAGGTAAGTATGGCTTTTAATATAATGGATTTATTTGGTGGTGATATCAATAAGATATTAACTGCAACTCAAATGGCAATGAGATCTACTGACTTGGGTCGTGGTGGGGTAGTTAGAGCTGACGTAGATGCTTCTGGAGCAATGAAATTTATTATAGACGCAACAGGAGAATCTTTTGATGATCCACAATCTGCGTTTGTAGAAGCAAGCACTAAGATGATTACCCAATACGAAAGAATATTACCTTCTACGGGAAGAATTGGTGATGTAACCAATAATCCAAGAAGAGCTCAAATGGGAGCTATTCTTCAATCTATGCAAGACAGATTTAATCAGCTTAAAGCTGGTGGAGATAGGGCATTCTTAGATTTTTTATCTAGATCTGGAATAACAGATGATAGTCTTTCTTTAGGGTTAATTAGTAGCCAAGAAAGCAGAGGTGCAAACATATCTACTGGATTAGAAAGACTAGAGAGATCAATAGGTGGTTTCATTCCTTTTATAGATGATGAAGGGGTAGACATTCTTCAGTTGATGATAGGTGGAAAGTCTTTAAAAAAATCAGACATGTTTACACTAATGTCATTTTTAGGCAATGACGTTGCTTCACTGAATAAAATAACTGAAGCTTTTGGTTTAGATGGTTCTTCAGAAAAGATAGAAAGCTACCTTTCTAAGTTAGGTAAAAGAGTTAGAGGCGTAACTGCTGACAGAGACTTGACTTTAATGGGTGAAGATATTACACATATTTTTAAAAGTAAAAATAAATTTGGAGAAAACATATCAGTTAAAGCATCACTAATAGCTGATGCAGAAAGAGATCTTGCGGCAGGAAGAATAACAAGTGATGTGTATGATGATATAGTTAGAAGAAACGCTGTAGGTAGTTTAGAGGATAACTTTGGTGTTGTTATTGAAGAGGGTCTTGACACTTTTAGAAAGGCCTTCAGGCAACAAGCAAGAGGAAGGTCGCTTCGTTCAACTTCTGGCGCAATAGGCAAGCCTACCAACGTAACACATATAAGTATATTGATGTCAGATAGAGACGAAAAACTAATAATAGAATCAGGTTTAAGATCTGCGGGTTATGGTGGAACATATGATGATTATTTACAAGAATTAGAAAGAGCAGGGGTTTCTGACATAATAGCTAGCTCTGAAACTAATGAAGAACTGTTAGATAGAGCTGAGCGTTCTTTAACTGATGATCAATATAAAGTTTTTAAGACGGTAATGGGCGCTGCAGAAAAAGAATGGGATGGTGCACGGAGTACTTAATCAAAGATTATTAAGCGGTGCAAGAAGCTTATTAGATGCAAAGATATCATCAATTGAAGCAGACATTGCAAGTGGAGTAAGAGATACTCCTGAAATTAGACAAAGACTTTTGGAACTAAAACAGCAAAGAGGATTATTAAATAATTCAAGAAATTTATATCAAATAACTGGTAGAGGATCAGTAGATGAAGAAGGTGTAAAGATAGCTTTTGAGGTTCTTGATCTAAACAATAGACTTGGTTCGGATTTTGAGAACGTGGGATATATAATCGGAAGATCTGGACTTAAGGGTGACGTAGAACTCGCTTCAGGTACAAACATGATTTCAATAAGTGGACTTGGAACACCTAGAGAGTTAGTGTATGCCGACCCTGTTACGGTTGCATTTCATCCAGAAGTTTTTGCTTCTCCTCAAGAACTGGAGGCAATACAGTCATATTCTGCTGAAGTATTGTCCGATTTCGAGCAAGCAGTTAATACAAATACACTTCCAAAAGAAGTTAAAAGAATGTTAGAAACTGTTGCTGATGAGGATTATTCTAGTCTACCTGTACCTATGCAAAGGTCAAGAATTCGAAACCAAGAATTTGCTAGACAGATACTTCAGCTTCATCAGTCTGGTGTAGGGCCTAAAGAATCTCCGCAAATGATGAATATGCTGCACTCTTTTATGGCCAGTGAAATGTATACAGTTAAGACAAAAACAAGAGCTGGAGGAGAAGTAGCAACTACATTCTTGCCCGTATCTCCAAATACTTATAGATTTGCTGTTGGATCTGAAACAACATTGGTCGGAAGAGCTCCAATACTAGACAAATATGAAGGCTCTGTTGGAGACACTGCAGGAAGAAAAGGTTTTCAAACAATTACTTATGACCTAGAAGGAGCATCGGTAAGTGCTGACCTATTAAAATTTAGAGTGAATAACCATAGAATGCTTTTCGCAGCAGGTGCAATTGAAGAGTTTTATCACGCACTTGGAGGCTTCGACTTAGACGACAAAGGTCTGCCTAAGTTAATGACTGCTTCTGAAAAAAAGCCAGACGGATCCATGAGTAAGAATTTAATATTCTCCATAACAAGACAGCCATCTGGTTCTAAAGAAATTATATATGGTAGTGCGGCTTTAACAGATGGGGAAACTTTAAAGAATTTATTTGGAACGGCAAGGTTTAAAGAAACACTAAAAACCATGCGAGAAGAAGGTGGTTTAGATGAAGTTTTAGAGGACTTGTTTCAAGTCATTAATGGCTCTAAAGAAAAATTAGATCCGACAAGAACAGAGCAAGATATGACTGAAGCAGTTCTAAAAGTATATCAAAGAAGAGGCTCAAAGATAGCAGAAGCAGATAAAAGAACTTTAGAGCATATATCAAGATATGGTTCATCTCCACTTAGATATACAGATGCCATATCAGCAGACGATATTGGTAGAGGTGGAGTATTCAGATTAACAAAAGCAAAATTTGATGACGCTGCAGCTGCTGGAATGATAGAGGCAGAGAGTAAACAGGCTACATTCATTAGAGAAAGTTTACAAAGGATGCTTCCAGATTTTCAAGAAAACATAGATGATGATATTTACAGAAGATTGGTTGCAGTAACAACGGATGAAGAATTAAGACAGATAGTGCAAGACGCAGCTGCTAAAACTACCGCTGGTGGTAGGGGATTTGATGCTTTGATGAATGCATCCATAATTGATGTTATGACGGAAACAGCAAAGCAAGAAAGAGATATTCTAGGTGTTTATATAAATAGATCTATGGTGGTTGGATCAACATTAAATCAAATGTCAGATTTTGCAGAAATGCTAGACGCTGAAGACGCATTAAAACTATCTGCATACCAAGTTGGGCTTGGAACACAAGAATTTGCGATTGACCGAGCAGTTAACTTTACAATGCAAAGGCAATTTATAGCAGAGGTTTCAAGTGAACTTATGTCATTTAGAGCTGGAATGGGTCTTCCAGCTTTAGAAAGATTCCTAGCAACAGACATTGGTCAAGTAGGAGAAGACGCAATCCTTAATTTAGGTAGACGTTTCGGTGCAGCAACAGCAATATATGAAAACGCTGTTGCTAGCGGAAAATATGGTGCAATAGACGACTCTTTAAGGCCAGTAATAGACTCTTTAATACTCTCTGGAAGACTAACAGAATCTGGAGATGTTCCAACCTTAATACAAGGAATCCTAGAGGGAATAACTTCTTCTGGTTATTCTAGTGACAGACTGGATGAATATACATCCACGCTGTCTAGATTGGATATGGGAGGTAAAGAAGCTATGGATTACCTGATGGGTAGTTTTGGAGCATCTGGTTCCCATAAGTATGCATCATTGGCCAAGTTAGACGATCAAGCTAAAAAAACGGCAGCACAAGCAGATGCACTTAAAAGATTAGCCCTAGCGTCAATGCCACAGGATCAAATACTTGCTGCAACACCGGTTAGCGAAGAGGCACAAAGAATAGCTACATTCTTGATGGATAGACATAAAGAGGAAATGGACAGCGTTTTAAACAGGGCTTCTAAGGATATGTCTGATACAGAAAGGCTTATTAATAGTTTAAGAAAAATTAATTTAGGAGAAAAAGTCACTGAAGATATGAGACTTGCTGCAGAAAGATTCGGTATAACAAACGAAGAAATAATTAACGCCATGGAATTAGTTTCTGCAAGAAGAAAAGAAGCATTTAGATTAACAGATCTTGATGTGCTTGGCGATAATGGTTTAGAGATGTTAAGACAAATACAGGCAGCTAGAACTTTAAGAATGAGAAAATTCTACCAAACAATGGTTGACGCACCAACCATGTCAATGCTTGAAACTGTTGCCGGAGCTGTATCAGATGATTCTTTAGTGGAGGCAGTAAGAACATCTTTTGATGATTTAATTTCAAGTGGCTTAACTGGTGAAGAGGCACTAGAGTCAATGTCTGATATGGATAGAACAATATTAAAAGTATTAGACGATGAAGGTTCAGATGAATCAAAGATTGTAAGAAATATTAATGCAGAAAAAGAACTGGACGCAGGTGTTGTTGATGCCATAACAGCTAGGACAGCTAGATCTGTTACAGCACCAGCTGCAGATGATACTCTTGGTTTAGGTCTTGAGGCAGCTGTTGCAGGAGAAGACTATAGATCATTTTTAGGTGACACTCCTTTTAACAGAGAAGCCATGAGTACTTTTAAAAACTTGTTTGAAGGAAATAAAATATTCAGAAACTCTGTTTATGCAGCTGGAGCCTTAATAGTGGGAAGCTTTGCCTATTCTCACTATAAAGACAGAACAGAAGAAGATATCCAGGGCCCACCACTTTTGCCAGGAGGATCTGCCTATGAAGAGAATTATCCAGATAGATCCGCTGAAATACCTCAAATTGGAACTATAAATTATAATCCTGGAGTCTCCTATAAAGTTAATCTCTATGGCAATAGGGATAGTGTCAATACTTTTAGAAGTCAAGCTATGGAATTAGGAAATTTTGATATGAACACTACTATGTACAATAGAATCCCAGATGTTGGTAGAGATCCGTACGAGGAAATAGCGTCATCCTATTAAAGGTTTAGTGTTACATGCTTTTAAATATTGGTAATCAAAATAAAACGTTAGCAGACGCAGCAAAGACACCAAAGGACACCAGTCAAAGAACGGTAACGTCCAATAAATACGCTGCAAAGGTTGCTTCAAGAAAGAACGTTTCTTCTGGGACAGATAGCTCTGCAATGGCAAGTGTCGGGCACGAGCAAAGATCAGAAATAAGAAGTTCTGATAAAATTAAAGGATCATATGAGGGATTGGATAGATCCTCTAGAGCCGACATACAAATGAATGATAGTGGTTATTTAAATAAAAATTTTCAAACCGCAAGAAATAATCAAAAATATGCTTCACATAATTCTTTAAAAACTTCCGAATCGTCATTTACAAAATCTAATTTTTTAGATATAATGAATAACATGAGTGGAGTTTCTAAAACTGGTTCTTCATCTTCTCTTATTCAGCAAATGAATAGAAAAAACAATCTTATATAGACGGATAAAATATGGCTACAAAAAATAAAATATCTAGTAGAGCAGCTGCTTTATTAAAAAATCTTCTCGAAGATAAACAAATAGATAGAACAATAGCTAGCCTTTCAAATGCTAGTATTGCTAAATATGATGATTATAATTTAAGAAGAATGTTTGTAGAGCGAGACTCTTTTGGTGTAGAAAAAAATATTGATGCTCTAAAGAGTGGTTTGTTATTAGATTTAATACGGTTACGATAAAAACGATGCATTATCAGTAGCAGCAATAGATGATTGTATAGGTGATTATTATGAAAATACTCTTCACAGTAACAGACTTGAACTACATGTAAATTGGAATAACGATCCAAGTCGTGGTCTGACACCACTGCCGCCAGCAACAACGGCAAGAAATAATGATATAATAAGATTGGATTTTTATACAAAGAATATATTTGTTCCAGTTATGGGTGGGCCTACCACATTTACCAAAAGAGGTACATATGAGATACTCGTTAAATGGATAAAGTTAAGATTAAATTTACTAAAAAAATATCCAACTGGTTCAACTAAATCTATATCTGATTTTATTTCAGAAAAAGAACCTGGAATAGTAGCAGAGCAAGAAGACACTAGAACCGGAGACGTATCTGGTCCGCAAGCAGCAAACTACCTGTCAGATTTATTTCTTAGAATATATAAATCTCCATCTATAGCTCAGGAAAAGCAATTTACAATTACGAGCAGAGCAATATCTTCTTCTACAAGTACAGTAGATAGAGGCAGAGAACTTGATGGAACAAGAAAAGGTAATTTTTGGAAGGTATTTAGTCCACTTGCCACCCAAGACTTTACGGCAGTAGAACGCCTAACTGGTGACCAATTAGATATTTTATTTGATAAAATAGAAGTTTCTGGACTACTAGCCCTTGCAAGCTATGCTGGAGAAATTACTACTTTTGCAAAGAAGAGATTAACAGAGCTGGGCAAAAATAATACTCAAGTTAGCGGGCTAGTTGAGTCTGGCGTTGATGCAGGGTGGTTAGAGCAATTAACCACAACAACTTCATATCTTACAAGAGATCCAATATTGTTGGGAATAGTAAACTTATATTTCCCTAGTCTTGTAACATTCTACTTTGAGGCCCTAGCAATTGCTACTGACTATTCAAATAATGGACAGGGTGGCGGTGAAGAAGATGACATTAATAATCCAGATTTATTTATATCAAGTTTAGAACAAGCTTTTGGTGCTCGTGATGGAAAAAAGATTTTCGAACATGCTTCAAAATTTAATAATACTCAAAAAAGATTAGAAGAAGTTCTTAAGAATTCTCCGTACAGACAAAGTATTTCTCCAGAAGCTCCAGATGTTTTTCATCTTAGATTAGGTGCATCTAATTTCTTTGTTCCACCTCTTTCAATAGATGTTAATACAAGCTTTAAGACAGGAAGTTTAACTGGCGGAGCTCTTAGGCAAAAGAATACTCCAAAGTTCAATTCTGGCCACAAAGAGACATCAATAAGAATGAGGCTTTTCTTTCCTAATTATGAAGAAATATGGGGCATATCAATAGATGAGGCTTCAGAAGTCAGACTTACTGACAACTTTGAAATTGATTTTAAAACTGGCGGAACAAGTGAAAAGAAAATAGACAAATTCTTATCATCACTCAGAGGCCTTATAGCTGCATTTAAATACTCTCCATTCTTGCCCATAAGAAACTTTTATTTAAACTCTGTCCATGGTATAACTGGCGTTGCTCTATCAAGCATTAGCGTTTCAACAGTTCCTAATTTTCCATTTGCTTTAGCTGTCGATATTGAGTTGTTAAACTTTAATCATAAACCATTTATGCCTATGATATCAGATTTTAATCAGGCTATACATTGGGGTAAATATAGACAATACATGGGTAAGGCAGCTGGTGTTTTACATAACTATGTAAATGGTGACTTTTTAATAAAAAATACTGATCAAAAATCATCTGAGAATTCATCTGATAAAGAAGTACAGAATCCTAAAAATGACGTTAAGGTAGATATACCAGAATCTATGAGTGATTTTAAAGGACAAAAGTTTGCTTCCTACGAAAATGAAGTTTTAACCACAAATATTTTTAGCGAATGGATGAACGGAAATCACATAAGCTTCTTCGTTCCAGCAGAAACTCAAACAAAAATATTCCTTCCAGACAATACAATGTTCAGAAGTGATCAAGAAAAAAACTTTAAAGATTATGGAACACAAGGTTTTTGGGAGTCTGTATTAAAATATTTTGGTATAGTTGATATAAATTCGTCTTATCAAATACCATTAGCGCAAGCATATTCCCTATCAAGTTCTAATCAAATTCCACCAAAAGCAAAGACTGCAGTAAGAAATGCAATGGACATACTAACTGCTGGAATAAATTCTGAAACAACCGCAAAGAAAGTATATCAATATCTTCAAACAGTTTTTATACAAGAAAACCCAGGGTTAACTTCTAACGAAAAAGAATATATAAGAAGTTATGATTCAACAAATGCCCCATCAACTCCTGCAGTAAAAGATTATTTTTTTAATGGAGAAAAATTATCTGGTTTGACCATAGTCCAAATCAAGCGGAAGACTTAAGGATAATTCTAAAAAAACAGAAAAGTATTTAGATACAATAACTAAACAGCAGACAGATAAAAAAGCAAAAGCTTTAAAGATAAAAATTCCAACTGGTTCTTGGGAAACAGGTAGTGATCAATATAAAAACCTATACAAGGCAACAAAAGATGAAATAAGAGATGCATTTAATGTTTCCATTTTAGAAAGATTCTATCAAAGCGGTCCAATACAACAATTGATGGAAGCAATGTTTGCAAGAAATGGATCTTATCAGTTTAACGAATGGGAAGTCCCAATGTTAAAGATAGACCTTGATCCAAAAGAAGTGACAGTAACAGGCGTTTCTGTGTCTACTGGAAATGTTTTGTCTAAGCTTCAATTGCAAATGCAGGACGAACCAACATATCAGCACATAGGTGGAAGAGATACTTATATTAATATTTCTATGACTGTTGTTGGGGAAAAAGAGTTAACAAAAATAAAAAGAGTTTTTGATCATATTTCAAGTTTAGCTAGATTAGAACATTCTACTGGTGTTTTAGGTTTCATGGGAATTAAAAACATAATTACTGCGCTTTGTGGTGTTAAGTATGTTGTTCCTCTTAACTACTCTGTTAATACACGACCAAATTTCCCTCACGTATACGACGTGCAGATTAGTTTGATGGACTTTGATATATTCCAGCAAACAAGGGAAAAACTTGATTCTAATCAACAGTCTGATTTAATACAACATTTTAAAACAAAAAAGAATCCATTCCTTAGAATCAAACAAATGTGGGGATCTTTCAACACATATCCAGATTTCCCATTACAAATCAAAGATAAAGATAGTAAAGTTGTTGGACATTTAGATCCAGATTTTTATTTTAGATCATTTGAGATTTATGACAACGATGTAATCTACAATATATCAAAACCAAAAGGCGCTCTTCCATCATTTATGGATGATGAGTCAGTAGATGAAGTAATAGATAAATTAAAGAGCGAGCTACCTGAAGGTCTTGCTCCGTCTGAAGATAATCGAGCACCAATTATAGATTTAATTGTGGCTTGGATGAGAGAGTATTCTTCAATATCAGATGCACAAATAAAAAGACAAAAAATAGAAACCATTATTGCCGAGCTAGAAAGTAAAAATGTAAAAGTAGATATATTTTTACAGATACTTGATGCGATTTCGTCAAACGTAGATTTAGTTGACTTAAACAAAGAGAAGTTTTCAACTGCCGAAAGAAGAATGTTAATTCTAGATTTTGTTGAATATTCCGAACAGGAACCTACAACAGATGAAGAGGCAACTTTCACCAATAAAGTATATTCAGCACCATATAAAGTTGGAAATGTTTACTCTGGAAGTCAAGAGCTTTTTAGCGACTTAGCAAGTGCCCTAGCTGGAGAGTATAACTTAGAAGGGGAAGAGGATATTAGCTTTGATCCAGATGGTCTTACGGCTCACTGCATTATTTCAATGATGCCGATAAGAGACCCAGAAGATCCAAATAAAATACCAGCAATAATGTGCACGTCTTATGGAACAAATTTTGGTTATATTGATTCAGAAAAAGATGGAAGATTTTATCTTACTGTTGCTGGAAGTAATGTAAAGAAGAAAGCAAAACCAGCTCCCATAACAGATCCAGCAAGCCCAGAAAATGGAGCAAAAAACGCAACTACTTTTGCTGGCGCATCAGCATTTGCAGACTATCAGCAGTCAGTCTCACAGGGTGCAGGAGAACTTCCAGAAGTAATGTCAACAGGAATGCCAAAACAAAACTCAGTTGCAAAGCACTGGGAAAAAATGTTGGTAGACACACAGTATAGAGATGTTTCTGGAAGAATGATTAGAGCTTTTCCAACATATATGTTGTGGCTTATAGATGAGGGCGGATACTTTGCAGGCGTAAAGATGTTTGATAATTTTTATGGTTTGCAATCAATAATAGATTTTTCTGTTGTTTCTTCTGAAGATCTCTTAGGAGACACTTTAGTATTTAGGGTATCTAATTTATATTCTAAACTTACAAAAAAAGAGTCAGAAAAAATATTTGGATCAGATGATGAATATAATCAGGACAATCCAACATTAACAGATGGTTTGTCCACAATTATAGATAATACTTTAAATAAAGCAAGAAACATACTTGCGCATATGAGAAGCGATTATGTTGTTGACATACAAAACATAAGACTTAAACCAGGCGTAAGAGTTCACTTAAGGGGCGGTTATGGTTCCAATCCAAATAGTCTTCAAACACTATTCAATGGAACTATTACAGAAGTGCAAACTGGAGATATTATAACAGTTACTGCACAATCAGACGCCATAGAGTTAGGTGCAGTTGTTAATTCAACCAATAAAAAAGGTGACTCTGGAAAAATAGATGGAGGAATCAACACTGGCTTATGGTTGTCTGAACCAAGAGACTTAATGGTTAGACTTTTAACAATGGGTAGCTCAAGATTTAGAGAAGGAATTTCTTATGCTTCTAGGGGATTGGTTTTTTCTGAAAACAAATTCGGCATAAGACACTTTGGGTCAATACTTTATGAGCCAATGAATGAAAACGAACTTATGAGACATCAATCAAGAGTTGACTCAATAAGTGGAGCTTATGAATTAGCTTCAACACTAAACGTAAACTCAATGGCAGCATCTGCAGCAAGCACCGCAGCTAACTCTATCGGCTATGGTGTTACAGATGTTTTAGGAATATCCACAACACAAGGTTTTAGATCTCCAGTATTCAACTTAATGAGTCAGATGTGGTCCAATTTTTCTGGTCAAAGAGACCTTGAAATATTTAAAAGAAATATATACCCAGGCAATGGAACTGGAATAGCTCAATTCTTGGGTGGAGACCTTGGTGACGGATGGACTAATGTTGCATCTGTAACTCCAGAGGATGTTCCAAATGATAGATTAGAATATCTAAGTAGATTGACTGATGTTACTTGGAACAATCTTGTAGCAAAACAGCAAGCTACTGGAATAAGTGCAGTAGAATCAAGCAGAGTCTATGAAGACATGGTTGCAGACAACAATCTAATTGCTTCGGGAAGCGCAAAGCTAGCATCAGGATTGGCTAGTGTTGGTATTGGTGCAGCTATATCTGTTTTTGCTCCAATGACTGGCGTTGCAATCGGAGGTGCCGGATTAACTGGAGTTTTGTCTGGTAGAGGTGGAACAAATCTATTCAGAATGACTGGTTTAGTTTCCGCAAACGACGACGACGACATGCCTGGGTTTGATGAAGTATCATTTAGAGCTCAAACATATATGAGAACTGTTTGGGATCTTTTCCAAACCTGCGCTAAACTTCTTCCAAACTACATTGTTGCAGTACGTCCATTTGAAGATAGGTCTACTGTTTTCTACGGAAAGCCACACTGGTTGTATACCTCTGGAGTAGTGCCAGTTACGACTGGCTACCCTGGAGATGAAAAGGCTGCAGAATTAGGAATCATAACACCAACAACAAGGTCTCCGGATACCGAACTATTGGATATAATTTTAAATCTGAATAAAGAAACTACTCCATACGCAGATGCAGAAGCATTCTTAAGGGGTCAAGAACCAATAGACGCTATGACAAAACTTTCTCAGATGCAAGCCAATGGACAAGGGGTTTTTGAAACAGCAAAAGTTCTTAACGGTAAGGTCATAAATTTAAATAGTACATTATCTTCTACTGTAGTAGATGAAAATCAAGTAGTAATTGCCAAACTGCCTAAAAAAACTGGAAAAGTTTTTGTTGGATATCACCTTCCAGTAGGATCAGAAACAGAAGATATAACTGAAGCAAAAATAACTTCTCACTTACAAATAAATCAACTTCCTTTAAGATTTTCTTATCCATTTTTTACTGATATTGTGGATGACAACTATTATTTAAGTAACTATTCTTACGTTCCTTTCTACAAGGGAAAGGATAGTACAAAAAAATTAGAAGCTTTTAGACCGTCGGATGAGTTTAATTATAAAGTTGGTGGTGGTTCAACAATATTTGAAACTACATATAAAGTATTAATTCAGCAAGAAGAAGCATTTTTGCAGACAAATTATAAAAATCTAGGCAAAGAAGCTGCTAGTAAAGTATTGTCTAATACAGTAGATTTTATACCATTGCTGCAGTCAGTTATTTCAGGAGCTCAAATTGAAGGAAAGGCAAGAATGCCATTCCCAGAAAAAAAGACCGCAAATGAATTTATTAGTTTAGCTGAAAAAAATGATTTAGAAAATTTTGTTCCAGCTATAGAATATAGTGAAGTTAAAATTTCTTACGAAGAATGGGGAGCCCCATCTACGCCACTTGATGAGCAGTTCTATATTGCGATGAAGTGGCCTTATAATCCTTCTTTTGATGGAACAGCATTGACGAATTGGAAAAAAACATATTTCCCCAATAAAGAAAATGAAGTCTTATATGGAACAGCTAAAGACTATAAGGATCAACACATTATGGTCTATAATCCAGCTAATGGTGTTGCAGTAGTTTGTAAGCCAGCATATTTTTTATGGGGAGAAACAGATGAACCAGCAGACTATGTTAGCGTTGGTTCTGGCAATTCCTCAATAGACGCGGTAGTTTCACCAGACGCAGCATTTTACTTAGGAATATTAACTGGACAAAATATGTATCTCGATGTCATTGCTGCTGGACAGGCATCTACGGTAGTAAGTGAAAGTTTAGGTTCAGTCGGAGACATTGGGTATAGTCTTGCCCCAGTTTCTATGGACTGTGTTTTTTCTTTTGTTCCAAACAATATACCACTTGGTGTTGCAACGACTGTTTCGCAAAATATAACTCCATTTTATTTGGCAAATAATCAAGATCTTTTAACTGATGAACTCAGGGCTTTAAATCTTCCATCGGCCTTAATAGGTTTTGGTACATTTACTCCAATTAATGGAGCAAAAAATATAGCGTCAATATCTTCTTCTCAAACAAAAGATATATTAAACGAATACACAACTGGAACATCAAGGCAAACATATCAAGACTTTAAATATGGTGGAAACTATAGGGGTTATTTAACAAAAGTTCTTAAAGGTGGTAAGGGCAATCTTTCTAAGTTAACAGCAAAAGCTGGTTGGGATATCTTAGATGCAGAACTTGCTACAACTGGAGATAAAAACACCGGCACTGGAAGAAGCAGTTTTGCAGATGTTTTTGATCCTTTGGATGAAATTTCTATAACAAGCAGAAAGTATTATGAGGAGTCATTTGACCCAACCTCAAACGTAATAGCTGGAAATGGAAGAACAAGAGAACAAGCAAATGATATTTGGGACCAATTTAGATTTGGCTATCATGAGTATGATCATGTTAAGCAGGCTTTTTGGGATATGTATGGATTAGACCCAGACGCAGAAGAACAACTTCCTCCTTCAATAAAGAGTCTTTTATTCAAGGGCACAGATGCAGAAACTGTAACAATTTTTGAAAAGTTTAACGAAACAAATGGTGGAGGTTTAGATGAATTTTCCATTCTATTAGGAGCAGATTGGTTTAATGATCCAGGTCAAAATAATGAATTAATGAAGACCGGAGCGCAGTATGCAACTGATAATTTTATAGATGCGTCAATAGAAACTGGTGGAGCAATTGAATATTTTGATTTATTAATAAAAGATAAATTAAAAAAATTCTATTCTAATTTTATAGAAGGAAATATTGATTTTTTAACTGGATTTTATTACTCAGAAAACTACACTTCATCTTCTCAACAGACTCAAGTTACAGCTGGATCAGCTGGAAACTTTAGGGCTATTGATAATTATGAATATGAGTTGTACTTGTATAATGCCGGCCAAAGATCTACAGCACCTGTCTATCCTACACTTAGAACTGAGTCTAGTTATCAAAACCCCGATATTAACTTGTCTAAAGTAATTAAAACTCCAAAACAATTATTCTTATTAGTAGTTGGTCTTTTTAGACAGAGAATGTGGGAAGATGCGTATAGTAGAGCATGGTTGGTACTTAAGCCTAATAGAAAAATGACAGGAGAAGGAGTAGAAGGGCAATGGGACTTTTCTCCTGTAACTAAAATATTTACTGCGTTTATTAATCCAAACGATACATATGGAAAAGACAAAAAGAAATTTTTAGAACTATTATATAAAACTAGAGGAGAAGGAAATAGTCACACAAGTGTAGTGGGTAAAGCATTAGGTGGAATAGACGGTTTCTTGGATAGAACTATTGGACCACTTATTACAGCAACTGGAGACGCCCTCAGTAGCCTGATACAAGCCTTCAAGCTAAACATGCTACAGATGGGTTATGGTCTATCTCAAATAGGAAATTTCGCCAAACAAGCAAATATACTCAATAAGGTTTTAAACGATAGTATATATTATGCCATGGGGCAACCAGGTTCACTATTGAGAGCTGTAGATAATCCTTTTACTAGAGAATATGGAGAACCTGTAGTAGAGATTAGAGAGCCATTCCAAAGAATTCATTACCTTAATTCTTTTTCTCATATCCTTTCTAATCAAATTCAAGAAAATATAAACAACGTTTCAACAACAGTTACAGCAGTATCTGATGGTAAATATCCAGTTACGGTAGCACTAGATAAAGGTCTTCCTGCAGAAAGACAGACTGAAATGACTGTAGAAACTGGAATATATTTTGACAACATAGTTGGATCTGGATTCTTTGGTTTCTTGCATCCGTTCTTGCATCCTATGGAAACTGGAAGAGGTGTATCAAAAGCAGCTACAGGAGCTCCAGATGAATTAAGCGCTAAAAGAATTGCTTTAGGTCATTTAAAAGAATCACTAAAGGATATATATGGTGGAGAACTTTTAGTAATAGGCAATGCAGACATAAGACCACACGACCTAGTTTATATTGCTGACGTGTATGAAAGAATGTATGGAATTTTTGAAGTAGAGCAAGTTATACATCACTTTACTCCAGAGCTAGGCTATGTAACATCTATTACTCCAAATGCTCTTGTCTCAATTAATGATCCAGCTAGATGGTATATGACATCTTGGATACACTCTTGGTTATCAGTTCAAAATATGAGAAATGATACAAGGCTATACTTAGATTCATTGAGAGCTTCTAATGCTGGAATATCTCTTGGTGGTCAAATATCTGTTGACGCATTGGCAGAAACTCTAAGTCCACAAATGATAGGCGCGATGCAATATACAAATGGATCTTCTGCTTTAATTAAAGATATAGTTGCTTCTAATACTGCAGAAAATTTCCCAGATATTTCATCAAGTATTAGAGAACAGGCACAAAAAAATGGAAACAATGGAATAGTTGGAGGTAAAGCAATAGCTGCAGGAATACTGGCATCTTCGATTCCATTGATTGGTCAAACAGTATGGAAGGGTTGGCAGTGGGTTAGGGATAATCTAATGGATCAACACGGATGTTATATACAGTATTTAAACAAAAATGGTCAAGCAATGGACGGAGGACTTTCTTATAATCAGGGTATGGTTGTTGGAAGATATCATTCTAAAGCATTGCTTCCAGGGGTTTTAGGATCCAGGGTAAGTGCTAAAACAGCAGAAGGTTATTCTTACGTAAGGACTGACGATATATTTAGAAGTCTTGGATGGAAAGAAAATCAGATTTCAACATTTGTAAAATATTCTAGTTATGAAAATGCATTAGTACATGCTCAAGTGTTAAATCTTTCTGGTTTAGGTCCAGAAAAAGCTCAGCTAGAACCAATGTTCAAAATAGTATGCACGTTAGATACATCTAGAGGTCATATGAATACTGGAGTTGAAGACGCTGATACTATATACGTTACTGATATACTAAGCGCCAACAAACAAAAGTTTACCGTCAGATTAGATGGAATAAACGCAAAAGAAAAATCTCAGTTTAATTTTCATAATAGAATTAAAAGAGGAACTATCACATCATATAGGGAAGGCTACAGAGAAAGTGAGCCTGGTGTAGAAATAATAATATTTAATGCACAACCAAATGGAGATAGCTCTGGTGTTACTCCAGCCTTGGATCTTGAAGTTGGTGACACAGTAAAAATAGATGGCATAAGTGAAAATCTAAACAAAACTTACAGAGTTGCATTTGTAAATGAAGGTGTATTTATAGTTCAAAAGAGTAGAACACAAGAGCCATCTAAGGCTTTGGCCAACTTCACTGAATCAGGATGGATTCTTTACGGAGTAAATTCAAAAACAGCAAAGTACGAAACAGTTGAAGTTGATGATGGCAGCGCAATGCCCACAATAGGAGTTGGCAATAAAGCTACAACCTACGTAATAGAAAAACTTAAAGGAAAAATATTTGTATTGAGAGTAGCTAAATCTAGAGCAACTGGAGCAATATTATCTGACAAAGAGTTTGAAGCAGGAACACTAGCAAATAAAGAATCAAATTATCTTAAAGAAATATATGGAAGAACTCTTGGAACTGTTTTCTATCAAACAGCATCACAAGATCTATCTAAGTTTAAAGACTTTGTTTATTCTATGTTTATTAAAAACAACAAAGACAATATTCTTGATTTAGATAAAATTAAGATAGATGTCTTGAACTCTTTATCTTCTCAAGTTTTTAATTCGACTAATAGATCATCTGGTCAACTTACAGGTAGATTTACAGATATATTAAATACAGTAATGTCTCAAGATATTAAAAATCATGCAGAAGATTATCCTGATAATATTAATCTTAATATTTCATCTCAATCAAGACTTTTTTCTGCTCTTGTAGAAATAAAGATATTAGATCAATTGTATTCTAATTCATCAAAGTGGCCATTAATTTTGTGGGATGAATTCTACGATGATGGCACGCCATCTACCTTAAACTGGGAATTAGTTGGTAAAGGTTTTGCTGATGTATTTACTAATAACTTACTAACACAATCAGATTCTTTCCAAGATTTTGAAGACGGAATGACTAAGCCGAGAGAGGTATAAATTGGCTGACTATAAATTTGACAACGTAGAAGCAATAAATGATGCTGCATCAATAGCAAAGAATTTTTCTGAGAATATTGTTCCAGCAAACAATATTGCAATATCAGGAACTACAACAGCTTTTAGAAATTATGAAAATCAAACTTTAGTTTCTACAGATTTAACTGCAGCTGCTTCTGGTAAAGAACTTTTATCTAACGATATATATACAAATATGTTTAACTTGAACATGAGCAGAGAGAGTTTAAGCTCTCTTTCTAGGTCTATATTTTCCGAACAAGATGGTACGCTAAAAATTACAGATCAAGAAGAGGGAATAGAATATGTTGGCACGGATGCGGCACTCAGATTAGCCACTAGTGGTTCACTTGGAAAAAAATATAATCAAGGTTTAGCTGAAGAAATGAACCAGCGACTAATAGCGAATTACAATAATAATGATGGCACAGATCCTGGAAACACTGAATATCAAACAGATACAAATGCAGTAAGTGCACAGGGTAATTCAATAGCTCTTTTTAATAGTTTAACAGCAGAAGAAAAAAAATGG